ATGGCAAAAATAGTTAAACCACTCACTGTCAGAGAGATAAATAATGCTAAAGCAAAGGAAAAAGACTACTATCTATCCGATGGGCATGGACTACTTCTTTTTATAAGAAAAAATAGCTCGAAAAAAATATGGCGTTTTCAGTATTACAAACCTTTTTCTAAAAAAAGAACCATCATAAGCTTAGGTAGTTATCCAGAATTATCTTTAGCGGCAGCTAGACAAAAACGTGATGAATACCGCTCTTTACTTGCTCAAGATATAGACCCACAGGATCATGTTTTTGAGGCGTCTCAGAAAAAATTACAAGAAAAAGAATTTACACTAGCTGCAATAGCAAAGAGTTGGCTTAGGCTCAGAGAAAATGAAGTCAAAGCAGGAAAATTAAAACAAGACACATTTGACGATATAAAAGATAGACTACAGCGCCACTTATTAGATGTAGTGGGCCACTACTCTATCTATGACATATCCGCACCACTCATGATCTCGAAATTACGCGGCTTGGAAAAAGAGGGCAAGTTAGACACGCTACATCGTATTATTGGTTATCTGAATAATATTATGATTCACGCGGTCAATAGTTCAATTATACCAAGCAATCCAACGGCTGATATAGGGAAAGTGTTTATTAAACCGGTTCATGATAATAATCCATCTATTCTTTTTGATGAGCTACCAGAATTCTTCGAAACACTAAGAAACTCCAAAATAACATTAGAAACACGGTGTGCTATTGAGCTTACTCTACTCACCGCAATGAGAGTCGGATCAATAGTTCAAATGGAATGGAGTGAAATAGATTGGGAAAACGAACTATGGGAAGTGCCAAAACATAAAATGAAAGGAAGAATCGGCAAAGTACAAGACTTTATTTGTCCATTATCAAAGCAAGCCCTTGCTATACTAAAAACAATGAAGAAAATTAGTGGACATAGACAATATGTTTTTCCAGGTGTACAAAATGTTCACGAACATATGAGTAGAGATACACCAAATAAAGCAATTGAGCGTATCGGGTATCAAAATAAACTCACAGCACATGGCTTACGTTCTGTGTTCAGTACTGAGATGAATGAAAGAGAATTTAATGCAGATATTATTGAAGTATGTCTTGCCCATTTTGAATATTCGACAGTTCGCGGCACATACAATAAAGCAAAATATCTAACACAAAGAAAAGAATATATGCAGAAATGGGGCGATCTTGTTGAAAAGCAGTCAAGAGGAAATGCGATGTTTGATGAATGAAAGGGCTAAACGCCCTTTTTTTATATTACTTGCTTAATTGATTTTGAAGCATTAGATTTAACAACAGAGATAAATGTAAATGAATCAGAATCAGTCGATGTATCAGATAATGTTTCATACGTGATTTCAATTGAGCACTCTACATTTTTGGGAATCGAAATGGATTGTTGATAAGTATCAATCACCCCATCTCCAATCACTATTCTTGCCTGAATATTCCACGTTCCGGGTTTATATGTAGTTATTGAAGTAATGTAATCACTATCACTACCACCTCTATGACGAGTTTCTGTCGATTCATATAATCGACCGGATACCGAAGATAGTGCATCTATAATAAATAAATCTCTATCAACATTCACACTCTCAACAAGTACTCTGACTCGCTTACGTAAATAAGAAATATAATACCTTGGGTTTGAACCAAAAGATCCCGCACTGACAGTACCAATTCTCTTTGAACGACAAGTAAAAACTTCTAAGATGTTACCGCCAACAATTTGGTTTACTTCTAGATCGCCAGTAAAAGTACCAGTTACTCCTTCAATCCTTGCTCCTCGAATCAAGCCGCCTTCAAATGTGCTGGCTTTTACATTACCACCGTTGATATTCGGAGCAGAAATAGTACTATTTGCTTGAATCTTATCTCCGCTAATAGTCCCGTTGGCAATTAAATCACCATCTAAAACTACTTTAGCGCTGCCATCTTCTGTTAAGATAGAAAACGGTGTTTTCAGAGTGCTACTGTTTGGATCGGCAATAATAAATTTATTTGCAGAAATAATCACTTGAGATTCGTCACTCTCAGCATCTGCACCAATTGCAATACCTGCGATCGCTTTCTTACCGCTAGCATGATCTTCAACTTTGAGAATGTGCATTGAATTCATTCTTGCTGCATTGCTTTTCCCAGTCTTCTCAATCTTCGTTATCTGTTCAGCAAGTTCCTGTGAAAAAGCATTACTTGAGATTTGACCTTGCAGATACTCAACAAGTTTTGAACCTGAGCTTTCAGATACGCCAACGACAGATTCTGTGAACTGGCCCGCATTTCCGTTTGCAGTATCAAGCATACGCACCCAGAAATAATGCGTTTCATTCACGCCTAAGCCGTCAAATGAATAGCTATTTGTTGGATAAGCTAGCGTTACGAGTTTTCTTGCTGTCTCAAAACGATTTTCAGCACTCGTCCAAATCTCGATCGCGGAATTTGGATTGGCGAATACTGGATTTTTCCACTGCAGCAAAATTCCAAACACTTTCGAAACAGTAGTTAATTCGCTCACAGCAAAGCTGATATTAAACGACTTAGTAACCGCCTCTGATAGCTGTCCTTGTTCGTTCTTGGCACGAATTTCTGCAATGTATTCTCCATCTGGTAAGCCGATAAGTTTGTAGTTTGGTGATGTTAAATCATCATAGATTTTATAAAAAGTACCACCTTTATATAACTTGATCTGATATTTAACCATTGCGCTGTGCTTGACCACGTAATCAAAACTCAACGATATACCATCACCGTCTGCTTGTACTTCGACATGTTGTACTTTATCGAGGCCAGCAGTAGAAAGTGTTGTTTCTTTTGGCTCAAAGACTGCACCATTATCAACAATTGCTTCTTTTTGTGGTTCGTGTTGAAGCGCAACAATCGTATATTGCCCTTGTTTGTCTTCGCTTATCATCAATGCTTTGAATAACTGAACATTGATTTCTTGTGTTGTTAAAGACCAAACACCAAGCTCGGTTAAACCGATAGGCTCTGACTCTAACGTCACTTCATTACCACTCACATTCACAATGCGAATATCAGTATGTTTAGCTTCCTGATTAATGTATGTTAAATAACTCTTATCCCAAGGTGTGATTTCTCTATCTAGCGTTACCTTTCTACCGTTAACAGCAAGTACACGACCACCAATGTTAGTATCGGCATAATGACAATCTGCTATGCGAATAATGTCACCGGGAATGTGCATTAAGCCTTCTACACCGACAGTAAATGTGACTGTTTTTGTTTCTAACCTCTCTGTTTCAAGAATCCATTTGCCTGTACGGAATGCTTGACCACGTGATGTGCAGCCAAACGCCGTCACTTTTTTAATGTTTAAACCATGACGACGAATTAAATCATCATCAGATACGATTTCGATCTTTCTTTCGTAACTATCACTTGCGTCAACATATTCAACGTGAATTTCGTTGTGTCGCGCTTTCTGTGCTGAATATTGATAAGTAAACTCACCGTCAACAACATTCGCATTTGTATAAGTCCACACCGGATCTGCAGGTCTGTCCATTACGACGGTAAACTCTTGCCCGTTCCACACAGGCATTGCGCGGAAGATTGAACAGATGTCATTAATCACATCGTATGCTTTACGCTGATCTGTCAGCCAAGCATTACAAGTGAATCGAGGTTCTTTACCGCCGAATCCATCTGGAACAAGTTGATCACAATATTGCGCCACTTGATATAACGTCCATTTATCAACATTGAACGACCCCAATCGCCAACCTAAGCCATATCGCTTGTTAGTCATTAAGTCGTACAGCACCCACGCTGGATTATTTGACCAAGCAATTTTAAATGTACCATCCCAAAGCCCTGTATAAGTACGATTTACGGGGTCATAGTTACTCGGCACTTTGATTTTAATTCCGTAAATCTCATAAGTGCGGTTTGGAATTGAACTGAAATATTCAGAATCAAAGCGAACACCTACAATAGCAGTGTTCGGGTAAGCGAATTCAGTTTCAATAATTTCGGTATAACTTGCCCAAATCGTGTTGTTTTGTAACCGCTGCGATGTACTATCTGCTGTTACACGCTCAACTTTGATTTTAAACGGAACAACGGGTAAATCATCAAATTCGAATTGTTTAAGATATTGAGAACTATACTTACCATTGATTGAAACTGGGTAGCTCGTTTCTCCAATCGTAATCATTAAGTCTACTTTAGAACCGTAGGTATCGCCTTTATCATTTTGACTAAAAAGCGATTGAACACCAACAGTAAAACGTAAACGACTCACTTTGTTATCCGTCACAGTACGAGTAAGTGGTGTTAATTTTCTTACCTGAGCACCGACTGACACTTCTATTTCAGATGTATTGAAACCTTCCATTATTGCTTGGTCTTGTGTTCCAATTCGCCCTTGCGCATCCACGTTTTTAAAATTGTAGCTATCATCACTTGCTTGAATTGGCGTTTTATCCAAGTATACGGATTTAACACCATCCACTAAGCCTTGAATCTCACCCTCAGATATAATTTCTACAATCTTGACAAACTGTTTAGAACGCCCACTTTCTGGAGCTTCATAAGGCGTATGTCCACCACCACCTTTTTTCCCACCCATAACTTACCCCTTCAAAAATCCTACGTCTTTATTTTTACTTACAATATCTACATCGATAGTTTCTACCCCCTGAGAAATTACCATTGACCCACAGAGCATACGTCCATAAGTAAGTGGTACTATTCTCCCTTGTGCGACCATATTCGAAAGATTAGAAAATGAAGTAGATCGTTTTTTTTCGGCATCATTCCCTATACCTTGCATATCTGGTGGTTTAGTCAACATTTGAGCAACACCACCAAGAGTAAGTGCAGCCCCCATACCAAACACAGCCCCTTTTGTAATGAGCCCACCAAGTAAACCTGCTCCTGGAACAAATATTGATGCAACCATCAAAGCAGCCCCAAGAATCACATTAAATACACCGCCACGTTTAGAACCTTTTAAAACAGGCGTCAAATGAATCGTCATTCCTTCTTTTAGCTTGTAATACAAGCCCTTTTCCAAATATCGATTGTCGATATATTCTTTGCCGATTCTTAACGTGAAATAGCCTTTTTGAATAAATTCTCTTAGCTTCGGAATCTGTGTTGTGAGTGCTTTTATCGCTTCTGCTGCGTTCTCAATATCTAGTTTGAATGCAGATCCAAACTGTCTAAGACTGCCGTAAAATTTAACGTTGACCATTGTTTAAATCTCCAAATGCTGTGCGTGTGCTTGAGCCAATACCCGTCATATAGATCGCGCTTAGAAAGCCGTTTTGGGCTGTGATGTAATACTTGCTGATTACCGATATAAATCGCTGCGTGGTTCGGTACATCTGCCCCAACTTGCATTAGAATCACATCGCCAATTTGCACTAAACTTTCATCTCTCACACGCTCAAAACCGTGCCTTTCCATGTTATCTAGATACAGATTCTGACCGTATTCCCACCAAAAATCGTCACGTTCAAAATGCGGGAAATCAACTCCAGCAAGTCGATAGAAATCACGAAAAAGTGTGTAACAATCCATTTCACCATGAATAAAATCACGTCCCAGAAGATGCGGAATGACAGGGAATTCGTGAATCTCGTCATGACAAACAAGCCAGAAATCAAGATTTGAGAACAACTGTGTTTGACGATCCATTGTTGATAAAAGCGGCTCACCCTGCGGGTGTGAGTGAACAAGTGCAACAATGCCGTCATGCTCGCTCGCTTTTAAGAAATCATCTTCTGAAATCTCAAAGTGATTCTCTTTGTCTTCTGCCATATTTTCACAAGCGATGAAGATTTTTTCTTTACCGTCAAAAACAACAAAACCGCACATTTCGTGCGGCTCACATTGCTTTGCGTAGTCGATTATTTGTTGTTTTAACATTACTACCTCAATTTATTTACGGAAACAAATCCACCATAATTTCTGGTGTTATTTCTTATTCCACATCCAGTTATTAAGCAACTACACTTATCTTTTCTCGGATCGCGAGTGGGATTATCTTTTTCATCAGCCACTGGTGGACCTGTATAGCCGCACTCAGCAGAGCGATATAGCCAACCACAGTGAATACCAATCGTTCGTGAAGAAATCAACGCATTATCTGTTTCTGTCGGCAGTGCCAACGTGAATACTGCAATGTCGCGTTTTAATGTAGAAAGTTGCTCAATAATATAAAACGTAGGCACACCTTGCGTTGGATCTGCTTTATCATTGCCGTCTTTAAAATTCACTGAGTCAAGATATTGCACATAGACTTGCCAACGCCGAACGATACCGCCCAAGCACTGTTCGAAGCGATTCACAATGCCAGTGACAAATCCGTTAAAATTCGCCAGTGTCAATTGTGGGCGATTTGACGGACCTTGACCCGACATGGAAAAGCCTGTCGCGCTTGCACCGAAGGGTTGATATGTATTGCCTTGCCACACAATGGGGTTGAGCATTTCATTTGTACCAGCATAGAATCGATATAACTCACCATTCATGCCGTTTTTATCTTTTAGACTACGCAAATCGACTTCGAATAAGTCAATCATTGCATTTTGCTCGAGTTTAGCCAATTCGAGCTTCATTTCTGTACTCATTAGTTGCGGCATGATTGACCTCATTCCAAATTAGAAAACGCCGCTGGATATTGGCGACGTTTAACTTCTGACTCATACGCTGTTTTACAATGCTCCTTTTCCCAAAAGAACAGTTTTTCGATTAGTGTATAAATAATCTTCCACTTTATTTTAGGATTCTTAGTAAGTATTGCACCTCGATAAGCACGACTACTTAATGTTTCGTCTGCACTACCAAGCATAAGTGCATTAAAAAGCTGATCGATAGCAATTAAAACGTGATATAACCAGTATTTAAACTTGTTCATATGTTGCACTCCAGCCAGTTGAAAAATCATAATTAAGTGGATCTGCTGATTTCAACATCTCAATACGATGTTTTTCTGCATTAACATGATCGGCATTTTCAGTAACAACCATTTGTAAAAAGATTTCATCAAGTAAAGTGCGGTTCATTTTTACAAATGTATTATCTGCACATTTCCAATCAATCTCACCGATTTTATCGATGACTTTATCTAAGCCAAGATACTTCGTTTTTTCTTCTTCGCCTGTTTGAAACCATTTACCAACACGCTCAATATAGACACCACCTAAACCATTTTTATAGCGTTTTTCTTTGATTTTTTCCCAAACCTCATTTTGCTGCTCTGCGAGTTTAAGTTCATCAATAACCCACTTTTCACCATCCCATTTTTGCAATGTTGATTCTGGCTTACTCACTAATTTAAACTCACTATTACACTCCACTATGCAATGTGTATCGAGTATTGATTCATTCTCAATTTCAAGATCAAGCTCAATAAAATCATCTATATTGTTTGGTTTAGGAAAGATTTGATATTGATTTAAATCACTTTTTAAAAAATAAACTTTCATATCCCCCCCTAGACCGCTGTGATTTTTTTCAAATACATACTAGATATGTCAATAATTCTTATTTGATTTTCACTCACAAGTTCAATTTGACAGTTTTTCCAACCACCGGCATAAAAAGCCCCATGGCAATATTTTCGCCCCGTAACATTCATTATCGAGCTGTCTACATAAAGTGATACTGTGTGGACGTTATTGTCATTTGATAACGAATGCCCTTGTGAATACTGCATATAAAAAATAAGCGTCTTGTTTAAAATAGACTCGGATAACTCGATGATGTTTGTCGAGTGTTGCGTGACGTTGCCAACCCAGACTTGTTTTGTTTCTTTTAGTTGCTCCATTTTGGAATGAAGAAGTCCTACAGCATACTCACTAACTGGAACATTTCTTCTATTACCGTTATATGAATCTGATATTTCTCCTTCATAACCTGCAGGACCACGCAGTCCTATTGGTCCTTGCTCTCCTTGAGGTCCAATGGGTCCTCGAGGTCCAATATCACCTTTAGGTCCTTTTATATTTATTGAGCTTGGATTGGCTAAGTTACCGTCATTAGTCCAGCTTAATATTCCTGCACTAGATAAACTCGGTGTAAATGTATATCCATTACGACCATCTGAACCAGAGGGACCCGCAATACCATCACGTCCAGCAGGTCCTTGCTCTCCTACTGGTCCTTGAGGTCCAGTATCGCCTTTATCGCCTTTTATCCCTCTAATAGTTTGTATGGTTTGTTCAAGTTCTTTGATTTTATTCAGCACATTAAGCAACTTTTCACTCACCGCTTGCGCAAAATCAATTAGTCTTTTATTTAAATTAGCCATTAAATTGCTCCAATTTTTTATCCAAGATAGCGACTAAATCTGGTACATCACCGATAGCACATTCTCCCGACGATGATTGAGAAACTTTTGTGTCTGCCACTTCTTTAAATGCACAAGTGAATTCTGTATAAGTAATACCGACTTTAGCTGGCCATTGTGTACAGACGACTTTCTTTTTCTCTTTAGATATCGGGTCGATAAAATAAAAAGGCTCAACACCTTTATGCTGAGCCAAAAACTTATCAACTTCTATCGCTTCACTTCGCCTTACTTTGGCAACAACCGAAAATGTACGTAACAGATTATTTATTCCAGCCACCTGTCGTTGTGTATAACCATCACCAAAATCTCGTTCATAAATTTTAGGTGCATTGTCCATACTTAATTCTGGACGCACACACCACTTAAATTCTTGAATCATGAAAAAGCCCCTCCTGGTCTAAAATTAGTTTGAATCATTTCACTTGCTTCTTTTCTTGCTATCTTTGTCATTAATTCAATGGTTAATTCCAATTGCCCATCTTTCTGTTTCGTTGAAACATTGGCTTGTGCTGGTTCACCATTGTTGATGACTTTCACAGAAACATTTGGCGTGCTTGATTGAAATGAAGAAGTCGGCAAACGTGGAACAGATACGCCACCACCACTAGAAAACCCACGTTTTCCATAGTTTAAGTAATTGAGATAATCTAAACCAAGACGTGCTGTCGCTTCTTTTGTGATAACATACTCACCACGGTGAACAATACCTGCAGGTTGATACTTGCCTCCATCGCCTGTATAACCACCACTAGAAAAGCTCATTGTTACACTTTGGATAGTAGACACAATATTCGCAGTTTCAGCTGCAACTTTAGCATAAGCGGCAAGGTTAGCCGGATAAGGCAGTTTAGATGCTTCTGAGAATGCAAGCTGAATATTAACTAAAGATTGTGCAACAGCAAAAGCTTTACTTACTGCGAACATTGCCTTATATGCTGCAGATTGCTTCCCTTGTGCATTTGCCATTACATTTGCCATCGTATCAAATGCTGATGACATAAGAGAGGCTGACTGCGCATAGTGGTCCATTTCTTTATTTTTGCGCTCTTGATCGTAACGATCTTTAATTTCTTGAATCCGTGCTTGATGTTCTTCCTCTAAACCCTCTTTATTCGCATAGAACGCATTAATCAACGCAATTTCTTCCGCTTGTTTATTCGCTAAATCTTGGTTTGGATCAAATTGTCCTCTTAACTTAGCAAGGGGATCGACAGCATTTTGTGATACACCTTGTGCATAGTTTAAAGTCGCGGCGTCTACTGCACGTTGTGCTTGTTGGAGTGTTAATTCGTTTGCTTGTTGAAGTTCGCGAATGACTGCAATATCTTCTTCAAGCTTCGCTTTTAAACCAACCTCTGGCGCGTATTGCGCAGCAAGTTCAAGGCGTTGTTTAGCAAAACGTTGAGTAATCGCAAGTTTAGCTGTTTCATATTCTTGATGTGAAACAATTCCTTTCTTGTTATATTCCTCTAAACGTTGAAACATCCTCGCTTGTTCAAGCACTATTTCACCTAAAGTTGAACTACTCTTTTGTCGCAATTCATCATAGAAATTTAGCCAGTTTTGGCGAGTTCTTTCGCCCTTTGATTGACTTTGGGCTAAATTTTGAGCTAAAAACTCTTTCTCTTTCTGCGCTAGAATTGCTTTTTTATCCTCATCGCTATAATGATCACCAAGGTTAAGCACATAATCCTGAGCCTGTAATTTAGATTTTTTATATGGGTCTTTCTCTCCTGTTATTTCAGAACGACGCTTTGATTGCTCAATTAATTTTTTAGCACCTTCACTTAATTTAGGCGTAGTATCTAAATCTATGCTAATTCCATTAAGTTTTTGAAACTCAACGAAAAGTCCAGTTACTGCACCTGTTAATTTTGCTATCTGACCGACAGTGTTTTTCGATTCTTCACCAAACTCCTTAATTTCCTTAATCGCTATTACAGTTGAATCTATTAATTGTGTGAGTTGTTGATTATATAAGTCTTGTTTATTATTTAATTCTGTTTGAATGTCTTCAGCGGTTTGGTTTGCTGAATTAAGCTTTAACTGTTGTTCTATTAATTCTTGTTTCTTAATAATGGACTTTCTTTCTAATTCAACAATGCGAGCCGTATTATCAATGACTTTCTGATAACCCTGATAGCCAGTCTGGACAACTTTTCCGTGTTGTTCTTTCGCTTTTTCTAATTCTAAGTTTAAATTTTCGTACTCTTTTGTTAACTTTAAAACTTTATTTTTTTGCTCATCAATACCTTGTGCTACTTTTGCTGCGGTTGCTTGAAGTGCAACTCTATCCATTTTCTTTAAAGCTTCAGTCGTTAAATCAAGATTATTAGCAAATTCTAATGCTTCTTTTTTAGCCTGCTCCGCTTTCTGATGCCACTCATACATCGCTGAACCCGCTATTGAAGCAGCTAAAGCTAACGCGCCCCAAGGTCCCCCAAGAAAAGCAAGAGCTTTACCCAAAACACTAGCAGAGCGTCTTGCCGCAGCTAATTTTTTTGTAGCAGCTGCTTGTGCCTCAATTAAAGCCGTTTCTCGTAGAGTTTGAGCTTGCATTTCGGCACTTAACGCTATTCTCAATTCTTCTGTTCTTGCAAGATTAATCTTAGCTTGTAAACTTGCAATATAAGTTTGTGTGGCTTTTAGTTCCGTTGCAATTTGAGCCTGTTCTGCTTTTGTTAGCCAAATAGTCTTTTGTGCGAGTTCACTTACTGCTTGTGCTTTATCAAAAGCCTCTTTTGCTTTTGGACCAAACTTAATTAAGGCAAAAGTAGATGCCGTTGTTACTGCTGATGTAGCCAAAAAATCAAAATTCTTAGCTAAAAAATCAATGCTTTTTGCAAGCCCTGACGTGACACCAATAGTATTATTAGCTTCACCAATCCACTTTGTTGCTGAGGTATTTAAATTTTCTAATGCACTTGATACCGTTAAAATTCGTGTACTAAACTGAGTGTCTACACTTGATTTAGCCTTTTCTAAAGCCTTAACTAAAATATCACTCGTTAATTTACCGTCATTCGCCATTTGACGAAGTTCGCCTGTCGTCACACCTAGCCCTCTAGCAATAGCTTGTGCTAAACCCGGCGTTTGCTCCATTACTGAATTAAATTCTTGACCACGAAAAACACCTGATGCTAAAGATTGACCAAATTGCATTAATGCTGCTTGGGCTGCTGCTGCACTTGCCCCAGAAATAGCTACTGCTTTTGATACTGTTTCTGTTAAACTTGCGACCTGACTTTGTGAAATCCCTAATTGTTGAGCATTTTGAGCAAATCGTTGGTAAACACTAGAAGTTGCATCCACACTTTGTGCTGTCTTTAATGAAATATCAAATACAGATTGCAATGCTCTAGAACTATTAATCCCCTGTTCTTCAACCAAACGTAGTTTATTGCCAATATTAGTATAAACATCCGCTTGACGAATAAACGCTTGTGCGCTACTTCCTAAATATCTTCCGATCCCCGCAGAAATAGCAATATTTGAATTGCGATTCAAATTCTTAGCAGCTTGTTCAATATTATTTAAATATTGTGTTGTCCGTTCTGAGAATTGTTTTGCTTTTCTCTGGGCTTTTTCTAGATTGCTTTGGAATTTAGCTTGTTCTAATGCTAAATGGATATGTAAATAACCTAATGTTCCAGACATAAATTTTCTCCATAAAAAAAAGCTCACCAAAGTGAGCTTTAATTCAAAATTAACTTATTTAGTATTCATTTTTAAAAAATGTTTTATGAAAAATCTCTTTACGTTTTCCTTTAGGAGCAAATAGATAGATACCTAGTGCCACTATCGCCCAAAGAAAAATAAAGCTACCGCCTATAAATAAAATGAGAAGTTGATCTGTGAATAAAGAGTACACAATCATGCCAATAGGAATCAAGGAAATGAAAAAAACAATTCCCCATGCCGACGTATTGATAATTTTCATTAAACTATTTAATACTGAATTCAACATATTTCACCTCCTTATTTATCTTCAAACATAACAAAAGGCATCTATTTTTTCAACACACCTATTTAAGTAAAGAAGCAATGATAGACGTACCTGCGACTTTAATCGCTTCAAAAGACAGATCGACGCCTTTTTTCATTAAGACCGCTTTAATTTTATTCCATGCCGTATCACTACGGATTTTGTCTAAAAATTCGTGACCTTGCCATGTTAAATTAACTGCAGCACAATCTCCACCGCCCATCGTTGAATAATCCTCAATCTTAATTAAACCCGCCTCAGCAAGAATAGTATAATGGTAAGCAACCTGTTCTCCAGAAAATCCCTTGAAGCTGTCACTATCCAGTGGGCTACTATCTACTTTTTCCTCTAGCTTAAGCAAAATCTTACGAATCAATTCCCAATCTCTTTTCATTGTTACTCCTTTTTCAACCGCACTATAAAAAGTGCGGTCGGTTTTTAGTAGATTTTAACGTAAGTAGTGAACTAGTTTATTTTCTGTATGATTTTGTAGATGTGGGTTGGAGAAGATGAAATCCTCAATCTCTTTTTTCCATACTTTATTTCTCATCTGCACTAAATTTTTCATGATGATTTTCTCTGAACTTTGTGCAAGATTGTAACTAGCAACACCGAGATTAAATGCTGTTTTATAGTTTCTGTGGCTTTCAAGTTCTGAAAACAAATCCATTATTTTTTCCCACTCAAATGTAGATTCATTTAATTTAGCTATTGCTTTTGCAACAACATAAAATGCTTCTTCATCGAGTAAAATTCCACGTGGTTTTGGTTCAGGTAAAGCTAATTGCTGTGGTTTTACTTCGCCTCTGTGCATTGCTAAAAAGGCTCTTAAGACAATTAAGTGGAATTTAGGGCTGATCCACATTGCATAAGATAAAACTAATTCTTCGCAAGCGTATGTGCCTGAATTAACACCACCATGAATAACTTTGACCGAGTTGCAGATCTGCAACTTGCTTTCTTTCTCAATTTCAGCAATAAGATCTTTAGTTTGATCTAAGCGTAAAAAGAAAGTAGGTTTGTGTTTAATTTCATTACCGCTCGCTTTATGTAAATCAGTTAAAGAATAGAGACCATCAACAACACGGATTGATTTATTGAGAATAGATAAATTTGACATAGTACATTCCTTTTGAGAGAAGTACCCTAATCGAATTAGGGTGATCGAGAGCTCAAAACCAGTGTACAATCTGGCGGAGTTATTCCCTTGCGGTATTGTATTCCTCACACTCTCGATCATTGAATTAAATTGTCTATCTCTTTTCTTGCCTAAATTTGCTGATAGAGAAAGAAGCACAAATTTTAGATACAAAAAAATCACACTAACGGGGTGAATTGAGATAACCGTTGTACAAAAGGCTTTTGAGACCCATGGGTAGATAATAAATAAAAACCCTATTGGAAGTCAATAGGGCTTTTAATAATCAAGAATATGTTTTCGGTAAATATTCGTTGTGTTTCTCTCTTAAGTAATCATCAACACTATTATGATCAACGCTATAAGACAATTGTTCTTTGTAAAAATCTAATCTTGTCCTTGCATTATTAATGACTTCAGCCCAAGTCATTACAATGACTTCTAGATTATAGTCTGCATCATCGTAAACGATACCTTTACGTTTCCCTCGTTGATTAGCTTCCCTTCTCGCAAAAGAATCAAGTTCATTAGAAACCGCTATAAAAGTCCACTTTGTCTTACTATGATCGAATCGTTCATCCGCTGAAACAGCATAAGCGTACTTTTTAATTTGAGTTAATACTTCATCATTAATTTTTTGGCTTGGGCGTTTAAGTTCCACTACTAAATATTCTGTGTAACCTTGACTTGGTTTTCTTGCTTTATGGAAAAATAAGTCAACTCTTCCTTGTTTTCCATCAGAAAGAAATACTGGTTTTTCTGTATCAAAGCTTTCTTTATCATAATAATCTAGATAATTAATATGTGTTTTTAAAACATCATTTAACGTATTTTCACTACCAGAAAAATTAAAATCTTCCATAAAAACCCAAGTTTCATTTTCTAAGATTTTATGTAGCTGATCTCTTTCCAAAAGAGCTTTTTTATTCTCTTTATCAAAAAGAAGATTTTCTAATCCTTTCAAAAAATTAAGTCTATCTGCAACTATCTTTGAAGAACGGATTATAGATGTTAGGGATGTATTCTCTAATAATTTAGAAAACATTTCCTTCTCGTTATCATTCAATTTCAATACCTCTTCCAGAATTCTTTGCATTGATGCTGGATTCTCTTTTATTGCATTAGATAGCAATTGGAATGTTAATTTCTTTGATTCAATAGAGCTAGTTCTAAATCTAGGTAGGTTATCCTCAACCTTAACAGCGACTATATCAAAAAGATTCTTTTCAATCTCTTCAATAGGCGTGTATTGTGATGCTATATATGGATAAATATTCAAATCGATCCAATTAGTTATTCTTTGTGAATTTTCTTTTTCTTTCTGTTCTTTGAGATACTCATTTAATTTTGTTATTGCTTCCGTAATAAGTTTTCTCGCATTTTCATCCATATCAACAATGCTCAAATTATCACTTTCATTTAAGCTGTTAATAATCTCTCCACATAAATAGACAGTATAGTTATATCCTTGCTTTCTAATTCTATTTTTAGTGTCATAATCACAAATGAAGGAATAATTCTCTTTGCATAGATAAAAATCTGAAACATCTTTCTTATCCCAAAGAATAATTTTCATTTTCCCATGAATATCAGAATCTTCACCTAAAATAATTTCAGTTTCAGTGGTAATTAATTCTCTAGGGTCTAGAAGAGTTCCATTTACAAAAATCTGGATACCTGAATATTGGCAAAGATAACCTGCAAATATGTAAGTTAATTTACTAATAAGGCTCTCTGTTTTTAATGCTTGAACTTTATCATCAATTTCATTAATTGTTACTAAAGTACCATGGCTATCAAGCTTACTTTCTGCATCTTCGTTTATATCCACTTCATTTAAAGAATCACGAAGAGCTGAGATATGAATATGCTTAGTCTTTTGTTGATCATCTAGATAAGTACTATCCCAAAGAACGCTCCTACCTAACGAAAACGCTTTAAATCTACCTTCTCCTTTCTGTCCATGCAAATAACGACCACCAGACGTTGTTCTTTCTCTATTCTTCCATGAACCACCAAGGGTAGAGAAAGAATCATTGCCTCTATCCAAACTAATCCCTGTTCCGTTATCTTTGATAGTTATTTTATCTATTTTTCCCAAATTACCTTCATGCAACACTACATAAATAACGCTAGCATCAGCATCTAAACTATTCCATACTAACTCAGCTATAGCTAGATGAGGTGCAATACTTGCAACCCGTTGCAGATGGTCTGCTTTAATAGAAACTGTTTTTCGTGCCATTCTATAGCTCTCCCAGCAATGAATTTTCGTAATATTTTAGTAAATTATATTTGATTAGTTATAGCTTATCCATTCTTTATATTTCTAAATCATCCATACGATGTTGAACATTTGAATCCCTAAATATAAAAAGCCCCTCTAGGACAAGGGGCTTTACAAACTTACCAATTACATGCTTTTCTTAAAGGCTCAATAGATTCCTTCAAGCCTGAAATATTAAATGGCAAGGTGATTGGTGATTTACTATAAGGTGATACTTTAACCAACATTCTGTCTTTATCAAACATGGATTTAATCACTGAAAGAGGTTTTTTCACAAAAGTAGCTTCATAATCTGTTGAAGTATTCCAAGTTGCTTTAATCGATTTATCTTTATCCAAGCGATACTCAACTCTTACATAATCATTGTCTAAATAAATTCCAGGATAATGAATAAACATCTCTGTTTTGTTATCTTTACAACGAATCATCATACTAGCTCTCACACTTCTACCATGCACATTAAAAGCTTCTAAAGATTTAGTAGTCATATAGACCAAAATGGAATCATTCATTTCAGATCTTTCAAATGAAATATTCCAAATATCATGACTAAGATTAATATCCGCTATACAAATAACAGGAAATAAAGATGATATTAATATTAATTTTTTCATACTATTTCTCCAGCTTTTTTAGTATTGTTTGCTTCAATGCCGTCATTTCTTCTGGAGAGAAATTTTCGGTTTCCTCACAGACTTTTAAAGAAATTTCTGATGAATCAATAATATTCTTGAGATTCTTATTAGTTAAATCCACATAAAAAGACTCTTCATATTTTTTGGGTGTATTCATAATTCTATTTAAGTCTTCATCATCTTTCGATAAAACATCTTCTGCATACACTCGGCTACCATTACTTCTTAGTCTAATTGATTCGGGAATTAAAGGTTTTTCATCTAAAAGTATAGAGAAAGACTCATAACAATTTATATATTTTCTTTCCTGACTTTCTTTTGAGAATGCTAACACATTAGTTTTAGGCGTAAGAAGCAAAACTTTAATCCAGTTAGTAGACTCAGGATCTCCAATGCTTACTGTATATTCTCCCTTAACATCATCGTTTTCAAATTTAATATTAGGATTAGCTAAAGCTAATACAGGTATCATAAAAAAAGAAAAGAATAGTTTTCTCATTATTATTCTCCAGTTTGTAAAAGTATGTAAATTATACAAAACTGGAAAATGTTTTTCTGTGATTTGTATCTAAAAATTAAATAAAAAACTAATCCCAAAGCTCGCCGCACCAATAGCAAAACCAAGTGCAGCAATAATTGTCGCTATTGCTAGCATTTTCCCGACTGTATTTGCACCTTCTGTACTCATTTTTCACCTACCTTTATTCGATGTTTTGGGGTATACTTAATCGCAATTGCTCCTTAATTGCTAAACTTGGATAAGGGGTAAAGAAAAACCTCAAACACTGCGAATGTTTGGGGTTTATTTTTTTGCGTAATAAAAACGCCCTCGATTGAGGGCTGTGTCTTAATAATATTTTTAATTAATAAAATGATTCGGTTTTAAACCGGCAACATTGAATTTAAGCTGTTTAGTTCCGTCTTTGGTTCTCAATTCAAGTATGAATTTCTCAGAATTAATCAGTTCTTTGATAAAAGATTCGGCTTTCTCATCCATTAAAACGGCCGTATTATTCGATGCAAGTACCCTGGTTGTAACAACATCTTTTTCATCGAATTTATATGATATATAACAATCAACACTACAATATAGTCCGCTAAACATAACTACTGGACTATCATTTTCCCTTTTATAAATAACGATGCTGAAACTATTTCTAGATGGGGTTGTTAATATTTTAGTGGCGTAAAATGTTTTTCTATTCCGCATTTCATCTAATGTTTCATCATAAAGCCACTCTTTTGATAAATAGTCGTCAATATCAGCAATACACTTAGCTTTTTTATCTTTATTTGATATTTTAATGCACTTTTTATAGTCATTACCTATTCTTTCTATTGAATTACTAAAACAAAGGGCATTAAGACTGAAAAAGCTTAAAAATAATATTAAAAAGACTTTCATTATATTTACTCTCTAATGTATTGGTATTGGAATTTCGCATTATACAATAATTAGAGAGTGTTTTTTGTGACTTTATTCACACTATCGACTCGCCAAAAACTCTGCACTTCCGTCATCTTCCAATTCTTCTGTTTTCTGCTCTTTATAAAACGGCATAAAGTCAGTTAATTCCATTGGTTTTGATTTTGGATCACGATTAATCATAGCAAGCAAATGCGATATTTGAGCCGTGCGATAATCTTCACGCCAAAGTCCAAACGGCTGTTCATTGTAGAATTGTTGGTATTCTTCCAAGTGTCGTTCTGGCATTTGTTCGATTTCTGCTAAGGTTTTACCCAACGCAAGCGACATATTGATTTGGAACTTGCGTCGGTTCGTTAGTTTTTTGTTTCTTCTTCCTTTGGGTTGATTACTGCAGTTAATTTTTCAAAGACTTCTTTGTCTAACTGCGAAAGTGCGGTTAAATCTTCTTCATTTTCTGCATTAAACAGATTATTCCCATCTTCATCGCATAAACGAATTGCTAACGTGCGAGTTAATGTATGGGGATCGTAAATTTTCGCTAATTGCTTAGTTAATTCTTCCGTATCGTCAAAATTTAATTCAATCCCTTGTGATTGGGCAATTTTAACTAAACGTTGTTGTTGTCCGTAAAGCTGTTCGTTGACTTCTCCCACATTGAATTCACGTACATAATATTCTGCACCGTTAATTTCCAGTTTTGTTAAACGTGGTTTATTTTTTAAAAGTGTTTCGCGTGTGCCTTTCATTTACTTTTCCCTTTTGTAAGTGGTAAAAAAGCCCTCGATTGAGGGCTGTTTATAGTTAAGCGACTGGTAATAAATAGTCACGTTTTGATTGCTTGATCGTAATACCTGATTCAAACTTGCCTTTGACTTCGCCACTGATGTTAGCACCCGTTTGGATAAAGCCTGTACCGTAAAGTGAACCTTGATTTTCCTTGAAGACAATCAAGTATGGGAAGGTTTCTTTGCCATAGAACTTCTTACGTAAGTCGGCTTGCATCACCGTTGCTGGCGCATAAAAGAAAGTTAACTTCACCGAACCGAGTTCAATATCCCCTGGTTCTGTTTCAGTCCCTTCACTGCACATCGTCGTCACATCTTCTTCGGTCAAGGTGTCACCGTCTTTTTCGATGTTCTTGATTGCGCAGAAATTAGATGACCATTTTACTTTTGCCATTTTCGCATTCGCAAAATCCGTTGGTTTGTCTTGGTTTGACCAATCCACCTCGTCGGCGAGGGTGATAGTATTATTATCCACCCCTTTAACAGGGTAATAACCATCAAGTGCTCCTAGTCCTGTGATTTTAATACAATCACCTTTTTTCAGACCGTGACTTGCTACTGTGATTTTAGCATTAGGTGAAACTTCACAAGCCGTAATTGCTTTTTCCGCTTCGGCACCAATACCGAGATAAAATTTTGTTCCTTGGAACGGGGTTGTTTTAGCCATTAGTTTTCTCCTTCTAATCCATATTCGATATTAAATTGAATTTGTGAAACGTACCAAGTACGTTGTTGTTGATCTTGCTCGTAGCTATATGCTGTCAATGCAAGACTATCTAGGTGTATAAATTCTGCTTGTTCTAAGCAATCGGCGACTTGCTGAGCAATCTCATCCAGTTCATTTTCACCATTGTCGATGGATTTGATGTAAATCGCCACGTTGAGTTTGGCTTGCCATTGGTCGTAACAAGTCGTAGCCTCTTGGCAAAATGCATCATCAATAAAAACAGCAATCGCCTTTTGTTCTTCATCAATATTGATGAACGAAGGGCTACCGTTATAGAAATACTCAACATCGCTAATTTTCTTTTTCAGAAAGGTGAGGACTTCCTCTCGAATTTGAGAATGGATTTTCATTATTTTCTCCATAATGAAGCTGAGAGATTTTTGGATAATTCCTGTCTAAGTTGTTCAGGATAATCCACCAACTCTTTTTGGAAAGCGTTAGTTAAAGGCGTTGCCAGTGGGATTTTTGCCACATCAATCCCATAACGTTCTCGCCCTTGGCGAAACATTACGTGTGTTCTGCCATTAGCGAGCCGCTGAATAAAACCACGAGCCACCGAATGTCGTCCTACCCGCAAAACACCGTTACGAGCAAAAATACGGTTGCGTTTAGTTTCCAACACACGAATTAATGGCATATGGCTACGATTAACACTAATAACTGCTTTCGGGTTACTTGCCGTTGGTGAGAATATTAGCCTTGCTCTACCGCGCACCGTTTTGGTATTGACGCCAATCTGCTTGGCAACGGCTTTGGTGGCATTTTTCATCGCTGATTTGGCAATTTTTCGGATCGACTTCGCCGCTTGTTTTTTCACATCACGTTGCAGTTTTTGCATGGCTTGGCGTAATTCTCGTTCGCCTGTGATTTTGCTCATCGCTTACTCCAGCTGTAATACGATCATTCCATCGACAAAGTGGTAGGATTTAACCAGATATTTCTTGCCATTTCCGACCACTTTATCGTCTAAACGGGGCTTATAGCCTGATGTACGAAAGAGGGTTAAGGTTCGCAATGTGCCGTTTAATGCTTGCTCCTCATAAGAATGAAGCCCCTCCATAATGCGAGGAGCTTCGTCATAAGTGGCAGGATAAGGCTTATTGTTAATTAGCCATTCCGACATCATTGTTTGCGTGATGGTTTGATCTGCCAGTGATAACGCCTGCTCAAAAGGGCTAGACATTGATCTTCACATCAACTTCTGCAGATGATGTGCCTGAGTTTGACCAAGCAATACCAAGGCGTTTATGAGAACCTTTTGTAGTTGTGGCTTCGCTAGCGCCACTATCCCAATATAAAACCGTACCTTGCTGAATATTGTCTGATTGCTTGGCTTTCACACGCCATACTCCACCAACAATACCTGTGCCCGTTGCTTGATTTTCAATATCTGTGACTGCAATGGCGTTGAGATCATTGATTTGTACAACATCGCCGCTTTTAGTTGCTTTTGTCGCAACAAAATCAATGGTGTCACCATTTTGAATAAAGTTTTTAGCCATAAGAATTTTCCTTATTTTTGATAATAAAAAACCGCACTAATTAAAGTGCGGTCAGTTTTGGGAGAATTTACGCATTTGTTACACGTACAATACCACGATGATCTAGTACATTTACACCAGCATCAATACGCACTTTGGTTGTCACGCCATCTACAGTGAAACCAGTTTGCTGATCGATAAATGGTGTTTCTACGCCGTTGAGGTAGGATACTTCAATAGCCTCTTTGTTGAGCAAGTACCAAACTTTAGGATTGATACCTTGTAGACGTTGTGATTTAGTCACAGGCACCACATTTTGCAATGGGTTGATAATGCCTGCGTTAATATCCGCACCTTCAACAGAACTAGAACCTAATACCTGTTTGGTTTTGGTGAATAAAGATGTTGGTGTGAGTAAAACATCTGGCTCAATAGCTAATTGTTTGCCATCAAAAGATTTTTGAGCATTCATTAATTGAATTGCTTGATCAATAGTTGCCACATCAATCTTGCCATTGGTTAAGGTGTTTTTATGAGCTGTATCGTACAATTTCTTACTGTCGTAGTTCATTACAGGATCACCAGTTAATTGGGCAAACACTAAATCTGCGATAGTTGCTCGTGCCGCTTGACCAAGCTTGAATGGAATGGCTGTTAGCATATTCATATCATCATTGATGATAGTTTGACGTGTAATGCTAAATAAGCCACCATAGGTTGCCAAAGATACGTGAGTACCAGTATCACCCAGTGTTACATAAGTGTACTCTGCCCCTTCGCGCACCATTGGTAGACTATCAAAACCACCTAAGCCTACTCGATAGGCAGGACGGAAATCCGTTAAGGTGCCTTTATGCGTCCAGCTTTCAAAGTTTTCTTTGCTTTCTTCCCAGCCACGAAGCACAGACTTATGAGCTACATCAATGAGAATTTGACCGAAGTCACTTGTAGAATGCGTGAACGCCATACCAACAATTTGCATTGGGTTGTAATTTAATACGCTGACACCACGATCAACTAATGAGGCACGAGCCAATTCACGCAAGGTCATTGCATTGTAAGCATTGTCTCTCTCTGCTTCATCAACACCAGCACGAGCAAGTAAAGCAGATTTAACACTATCACCCACAAGATTACCATTGCCAACATAAATATGGTTTTGTGGCACGCTTGGTGTGGTGTTTTCGCCTAACTTAGCAAGTAACTTGTCTTTGGCTTGCTCTGCGGTCATTGACACATCTGCCAAGCAGTCCGCCATTAAGCCATCGTATTTATCGCCGAAAGCGGCAAAGGTGGCTTTAATTTTAGCGTTGCGTTCTGCTAATGCAGCAACAGGATCGATACTGGACTGAACAGCAGTCGGTTTTTCGAGATTTTTTGCAACTGGTTGCTCTTCTACGACAGGTGGTGTCGTTTGAGCTGGTTGTTGCGGTTTAGCGTTGCCTTGTGGGGCAAACAACATTTCTTTCATTGCTTTTGGCATATTTTCGTACTCCTTGATACGTTCAGATTGAATAGTTGCCATTGCCTTCACAGGCTCGGCGAGTTTATCGGCAAAACCTTGCTCAACACATTCTTTACCGTTGAGCCACGTTTCTTCGGCGAGCATTGCCGCCAGTTCTTCCGCACTTTTGCCCGTTTTCTTGGCATAAGCAGGAATTAAGGTATTTTCGACTTTATCGAGTAAGTCGGCGTATTTCCGCATATCTTCTGCATCACCACCTTGAATACCCCACGGCTTGTGGATCATCATCATTGCGTTTTCGGGCATAATCACCGTATCGCCCACCATTGCAATGACCGATGCCATAGATGCAGCAAGACCGTCGATATAGACGGTCTTTGTTGCGGGGTGATTGTTAAGTAGGTTGTAGATGGCAATTCCGTCAAACACCGAACCACCAGGGGAATGAATATGCAGTTCAATGTTTTTGATATTGCCAAGGGCTTTTAAATCCTTAGCAAATTGTTGTGCCGAAATCCCCCACCCGCCAATTTCTTCATAGATTGAGATTTCAGCAGTATCATTCGCAGCCGCTTTGATAGTAAACCAAGACTGATTATTCGTCTTGCTTGCTGTCCCCATCGCCATTGGCGGCAGAATCATTTTTGTTTTTTCCATCAGTAATTCCTTGTGTATTAGTTAAGTCAGTATCAAACTTCAAGCCTTCACGAGCATTTTCTTTTACTTCCACAATCCGCTGTCGTTTGACTTCAGCTGGGTTGTTTCCGCTTGCTCAGATCGCTTGCCCTTCGGTGGCTAAACCGCCTTTAATCCGTTCTTTCCACGCATTTGCTTCTTTGATCGGGTCAATCCACGGCATTACTGGCCCTGAATACACCGCATTAAAGAGTGAGTTTTGATCAATATCATCAGGCAATTTAATCGCTTGTGATGCAATCGCCATTTTTAACCATTCACGGTAAATCGGGCGACTAATCGCTGCCACAAACGCATCTTGTAACACCGCATAACCCTCAAAACTTTCCACAAGCTCTTGGCGTTGGGCGGAATACGTGCCGTTGTAATCACGAGCAATGCTGGAATAGCTGGACCGTGTCCCTGCGGCAGTGGCTCTTAACTGACCATTACGGAAATTTTCCAAGTTAGTATTCGGGCGATTTGAGTTAATTAGCCCGATGTCTTCCCCTGGCTTGAGATCATCAATCACTGCACCTGGGGCAATATCAAATAGGCGTTGTTCGTTACTCTGTTCATCTTCGCCGTAGAGTGCGGCATCGCCTTTTTTGATGTACATCGTCATTGCGGCGGCAATGCGTGCAGCAACACGTTCACTTTCTTCGTATTCTTTCAGATCCGCCAAACGTACAATGACACCGTGCAACATACTGACACCACGGATTTGATGTAGTCGCTTGCGAAAGGCGAGATGGAGCATATTTTCTGCCGACACTGTTTTGACTTTGCTGTACATTCCGTTGCTTTCTTGTGGGTTGTCCAAATAGACTTGGTAGGCCGTTGGTTTCCGCCACGCATTAATATAAACACCTTGCACTAAGCCATTTTTGGCTTCTTCCGATTGCATCGGGACAAAGTCAGGCTCTAAGGCTTCGAGCGAAAAGGCAATCGGTGAACTGTGTTCAAGCCCTGCCACTTTGCCTTTGACGAGTTGGACAAACACTTCGCCATCTCGCAACCACGTTCGCAATAGCATTCGCTCTAACATTGGGCGAGTATAAAGCCCAGTCACTTCGGGTTTTACCGACCATTCCGCCCAGAGTTTTCGGATTTGACTGGCTAACTCTTCGTGGACATCGCCAGCCAACGTGAGCGGTTGTGGCTCAATGTGAATGCCTTTTGAGCCAATCACACGCTCTTCCATTTTGTCTAAAATGCCGATCACAATGTCGTGATTTTGATCTAAAGCACGGGCTTGCTCTCGCAAACTCACCGCACTTTGTCGGATTGTGGTATTCGCCCCCTTGCCTTCTCGCTGTACTTTATGAATGCGGCTTGGTAATGCCGCTTCGTAGGCATTTAGTACATAGCGATTTTTAGATCGTTGTGCCGCCCATTTTGGCGACACTACGGCAATTGCTTTTTCAAATAGGTTCATAATGAATACCTTTATTTAGTAAAATTATTTGATGAAATAAGCACTCGCAAAAATTAAGGCACTAATCCCCCAACAAATAGCTATAATCATCGCTGAAGTGGCTAATCTTTTTCCAACAATACCTGCATCTTTTTCACTCATTTTTCCACCTACCTTTACTTGATGTTTTGGTGTATACTTGATCACGATTGCTCCTTAGTTGCTAAACTTGGATAAGGGGTAAAGAAAAACCCCGAAAGATTGCCGTCTTTCGGGGTTTGTTTTTATACCTAATTAAATCTCACATATTTAATACGGTGCCGTTTAGTTCGCTGTCCGCTACTCGCAAGCTGTTCATCAAGCATCGTTTGGTAGCGATCACGCTGTTTTGTTAGTTCCGCCACCTGATAAGATACCGACCGCCCATTAAAGCTCACTTGGCTTTGCGCGATTTCGATTTTTTCATCAAGTGTACGGATTTTTTGTTTAAGTTCGTCAATTGAGTAAATACTCATAGCCACCCACCTGTTTTTCTTCCACCATCACTCAACCAACTACTTTTCGATTTTGTCTGTTTTGGTGTTGCTTTTGCGATTTTTTCTTCTGTTTCGACCGCTTGCTCTACCATTACTGCTTGTTCACGGATAATATTCGGATTGATGTCAGGTAGTTTTGCCCAACTTGGCACGTCTTTTTCATCACCCCACTTGATCCGTTCATAACCACGCAAAATAACAATGGCGTGAGCATAACAAAACAAGTCAAAGGCTTCGTTATTGCCTTTCCCTGGTTTCCGCCACTTACCATCAGCACCACGTTCTTCATAAACCAATTCATTAAAAAACCATTCTCCGATCCACTCAGGAAAGTGAATGTAATTAGCCCCGACAGTATCTCGAGCTAGAGCATTATTAATACGATCTTTGAGATAGTCCGTTTGCAATAAATACAATGGCACATCGCCTCGAGCTGAAGAATGACGATCAGAACGAGTGGTATTATCAGGATAGGTTTTCGTGATTAGCTTTTGCCGTTTGGTGCTATCACCTTTAACTAGATAAACTCGCTTGGCGTAACCATCACGACGACATTTTCGCCAGAATTTATAAGCATTATCGGTGACTCCTTCTTCGCCACCACTATCCACCGCCATTGCTAAAATTGGCATAAAGTGGTTAGGATTGTTTGATAGCGGATAACATTTCTTCAGTACGTCTGAGATTAAAATATTCCAATCATCAGGTATACGAGGGTCTATTTTCTCAATTACACCATCACTATCAGGCAATGTGTGTGAAATGTTATAACGATCTATTAACCAACGTTCGCCATTCTCTCCATAACCGACCATTTGCACCACAAAACGACGATTTTTACCGCCTTGTACATCGACTGCCGCCACAATAAAACGACATTGCGGTGGGACGGTTTTTTCGTCAATTTCTTCACGGCGTTCCATTAGTTCATCGGAGCAGCGTTGTTCGAGAGCGGAACGGGGTAAATACGGTAATCCCCAGTCGGTATTCGTGACGGCTTTCAGGGTTTCTTCACTGCCTGTCATTTCATACTCGTGTTCGGCATTAAGCAGTTTGTAAGTCAACTGTGCCCAAGTTTGATAAGCTGCCGCAGGTCCTTCAAGCCAAAACGAAGCGATACGGCTTTTACGACCTTCTCCCAAAATCTTGCCGCTTGTATCAATTTTTTGCCCCTCTTTTAGCCATATACCTTTGATGTTTAACTCTCGTTTTAATTCGGGGGCAATTAATGCTTGGCAATGTGGGCATTGTAAACGAGCATTTTCACTTGCTTTGACAAAATCGCTATCATCTCGATAACCAACCATATTTGCCATTGAAGGTTCAAAATATTCTGAACATTCGGGACATTGCCAGTAAAAACGGCGGCGATCACCACGATTGTATAAGCTCAAAATACCTGTAGTCGGTGGTGCTTCGTGAGTGCTTTTAGGTCGATGTTTGATATCAACAATATCTTTACCAGGGGAACTTTCGACTAAGGTCATTCCTGCGGACATAAAGGTGGTTGTCCGTTTCGATGCTAGTGAGAAGCCGTCCCCTTCACCGTCAATATCTTCGGGCCAGCGGTCGTAGTCTGTTAACGCAACGTATTTGTAATCCGATGATGATAGAACGTTGATAGACGGCCAGCCGATTTTGAGCAAGTTGCCCGCTCGGAAGTATTTGTCGTGGACGTTGTTGTCATTTTTGCGAGGGCTTAGGCATTTGGCGACTTCAGGCGAACATCTGAACATTCGGTCAAGTCGCTTACGGCTATGTTCACTGGCTTTTTCTTGCGTTAGCTGAACAAGTAAGAAGTCAGATGGATCGCAGATAATTGAATAAGTAATCCAACCATCAATCAAGCCTATCGTTTTACCTGTTCGAGCAGGTCCAACAAAAATAACAGCATCATATTCACGAGAGTTAAGGCAGTTCATTGGTTCAAGCATATAAGCAGCAGTATGCTTGTCCCACTTTACTGAATTCCCTCCACCAACAGGTACTCGCATATATTCTGATACAGCTTCTGACACTTCCATTCTACGAGGAGCTTTAATTGCATTTGCTATATCTTTTCGGATATCTTTAGCTGATGCGAACATTATTCCTCCAGTTCGTTTTTAGTGTCACCTAATTGAATATGTAAAGCCATTTGATCACGAATATCATCAATTATTTGCTGAACTCGCACGAGGGCTGACGGTTGTAATCCACAGTCGCGCTCTAAAATATCAGGCAATGTTTCTAGTTGCTGAATAACTGCTTTAGCTAAAAAACCCATTTCTTGTGCAACTTCAAAAGACGGAATAAGTTCGCCCGTATCACGTTCATATTTAAGACGTTCATTCTCTGCTTGCCAAAAAGCACGACGCTCAACTGGAGAAAGACTATCGACATCAGCTGACATTTTTTCGTGTAGACCCATTTTTAACAAATCAGATAACTTATATAGTTTAAGTTTGCTATTACTGCCTAAAGCTGGAGTTAAACCAGCAACACGTTGGGATACTGTTTGACGATGCAATCCTGTAACTTCAGCGATCTGATTTATATTAAGTTTCAGATCAAATAAATTTTCCATTTGCTCCTCTCATAAAAAAATAGAAACGTCTAAAAAAACAGCAAAACTACAGAAAGATGATGATGCCTAGAAATTCAAAAAACTGTCAAAAACCGCGCGCGCCCAACCCCGTGGAAAGCCCACTCCCGTCAGGAGTACCTTTCAATAATTATTTTTATCAAACAATGATTAGAAAAAATGAAAATAATTAGATTTTTTTCTAAAAAAACATTGACAATATAAGATATATATCTTATTATCTAATCATCGAAAGATACTTGTTCTTTAAAAAGGAGATTAAATGAATCAGATTAACTGGACTAAGAAAGCAATTAAGCAACTGCTTTCAATAGACCAAAGATATGTAAAGCCAATTAGAGAAAAAGTGAACGCGTTAAACGCCTTTCCCGATGTCAAGTTAGATTTAAAAAAGATGTCAGGTAAAGATAACCAGTATAGATTAAGGGTCGGTGATTACAGAGTTTTGTTTGAAGTAATCGACGGTGAACCAAGAATAATCAATATACAAACAGTTAAACGCAGAACATCAACAACCTATTAATAAAGTGGGGAGAAATCCCCACTAAAGGAGATCTCATGAAACTACAATACATCAACGATACAAATGGCAAACCACAATTTGTAGTCTTGCCAATCGAAGAGTTTAAACGCTTGACTGCACTTGATGATGATTTAATTTTTCAAGATGTACCCTATCAATCAGATCATACAGATAATGAAACAGTGCCAAACGAAGTTATTAATATTATGTTTGATCAAGACTTAAGTTTATTAGCTGCGTGGCGCGTATATCGTGGATTATCACAATATGATGTAGCAGTTAAAACTGGGTTAACTCAATCATCAATTTCTCAAGCAGAGAAAAAAGGATCTAAACCACAACAAAAAACTTGTGAACGTTTAGCAGCAATTTATAACTGTAAACCAGAACAGCTTATTCTATAAAAGAAAAGGGGATCACCCCTTTTCACTTATTTAAATCTTCTTTCTGCCATTCTCTAATCTTATCAATCCGATTCAAACACACGTCACGCTCACGTTTGAGTATTACTGCATATTTAGACACATCACCGTAAGTATTGCCGTTAAACCCTGTTTTATCTAAGTGCGCAAGAAGTGCAGCCGGAATACTTGGACACATTTGCGCTACGGGTTTACTTGCGCAAGAAGTCAACAATAGAACGAGGAGCACTGGCATTGTAAGCGTCAGCACTCTTTTCATCATGTGAAATAGAATTGATTGCATCATCTGATTTGCTCCTAGACTCACTCTCAAGTCTGCTTATTTCGAGTGTGAGTTGTCTGTTTATTTCTTCTTGCTGTTTGAGCTTTTTGATACTTTCGCCCTGTAGTGAAATGGTTTGGGCTTGAATGGTGTTTTTGGCTTTTAAGTTAGAAATAGATTGGAACTGGAACCACAACGCGACACACAAGCCCAAAATTACGATGATCAAGATTTGTGTAAGTCGGCTAAACATAGCTCACGTTCCTTTTGTCTGCGAATTTCAAGTCCACGTAATACTTTACCGTTGGCGTATTTCCAGCGTGGAAATTGATCACACATTGCTTGAATATCGCCATTTTTTGCGTGTTTAAATAGCGTAGAATATTTCAGTTTAGAACAACCGACATTAAATGTGATTGATACAGCCGCCTCAAATGTACTTTGCGGTAAGTTCTTTCCACTTGCCCAGTTATTAACGCATTTTTCAGCCACTTTGATGTCATTTACCCAGCGTTTCGCTATCTCTTCGTCTGAATATCTTTTACGTTCAATAGGTAGTCCGCTTAATTCCGTTGAACCAATACCAACTGTTAAAACGTCAGCAGGACATCTATAAGGTTCACGTGCGCACCCCTCGGCATTACCGATGATTTCTAATCCACGCTCACCGGTGCGAATCTCAGTTGAGTGATTGGACATGACAACAGCGATAATCATTGCAACAGAACAAGCCGTTATCTTCTTAGCGTGTTTCATTCTATATCAAGCCCTTTTCTCAATCGTTGCACATGTAGCCGGTGAAGTTCTTCTTTTCGTTCTTCGTCACGAATTCTAATTTTTCTTTCTTCTTCTCTCGTTTTGAGTTTTCTGGCTTCTTCTCTAATTCGCACTCTTCGCTCATGAAATTTTGAGGATAAGTTAACGAGAGCGGTAACAATACCGATCGCAAGACTAACCATCATCAAGTTTTGTTGATCGCCTAGCCAAGCAAGTAAGCCACTAAATCCCGACCAGATATATGATTGCGTCCCAGCATCTTTCATTTTCATAATCTCCACCCCCTTGCTTTTGGGGCAATAAAAAAGCCCAGTCCGTTAAGACTAGGCTTGGTTTAAATTTCTGCTAGAATACTGTTCCCCAACAAATAAACTAGCATAGGTTAAATTATGTATCATCGTGAAGGTTATACTAAATTCCCGTATCGCCCATCAAACGGATCTGACGATTGTCAGAACCCAACGCTGAATGTTGGTGGAATTGATTTGGTTAATCACCCTGAGAAAATAGACGAAATTCCGGAAATTACACTACTTCCAGAGCTAAAACAAACTCTTATCGAGCTAAATAATCCCAATAGCCCATTCATTACTCTCGGTTGCTCTCATTGGATAGAAAAATGCGGCGGGAGTCATTTTTCTTACATTGAATTCACATTTAAAGATTCGAGAATATCAAATGATTTTGAATTTTTACTTAAACTTGAGCGCAATCTTCATCATTTTTTTATAGATAAACTCACTACTGGATTTACTAAAGAGCAACGAGATTACTATGCAACTTACCTAAAAGATCAGAGTCAAGTTTACTATCGGAAAATCCAATACCAAGACGACACAGAACTTCGCAACCTGCTCGGATTAGTGTTCCACTTTCCTGATCAACAAACGGTTGATCTTCACTATAAAGCTCTGCGGCATTTTTTAATGCAGCATTTAGTTCTACCATCTTAACCACCAACAAAAAGCCCCATTCATCTTTGAACAGGGCTATTAAAATTCATTTGGTGAATCATACTTACACTACGACCACCATTAACTCATACGATATATGAAAACTACACCAGAGTCAACGCCTTTACATGTTAAAAGCAAATTTTTGCAATTTATCTGCTTTTTCGTGATTTTTAAGAGCATAATCAAGAAACTTAGCAATTATCCATTCTGATGAGTCTATGCTTTGATTAATTCTTTTATACCAAGCATTAAATGAAATAGACTTATCTTTTGCGTGTTGAAATTGAGCTATTGAGTAATTGGATAAATTAAATATATATTTAGCCTCAATATACTTATAGTCTTCTGGAGATGGCGTTTTGATACAATGTCCTATAACAGAGCTAATCACTAATCCTAGTTCGTCATCACACATCTTTCTATCTTGCTTTGAATTTTTATTTCCATTTGCCTCCAGCATTAGTTTTGCAATAATATTTGTTTGACCGTCAAAATCTAAACCATTAAAAGCCCAAGCTCCCCAAGCATCTAAGTGGTTTTGAACCCATTCCTTTCTTGGTTTTTCTAATAATTTGTCTCCCACTTATAACCCCTTACGCTTTTCCAGCATTCTGCTTTTTTTATTGAAAATTTTTTTAATTCGTCTCAAGTCATCTTTTGAGTAATGTCTTGGTCTTTGGTCTGCTTCTATTTGCTCGACTTTCTCAATACCTAGACGTTCAATTAAGCCAATTCTGAATTGATTATAATTTCCTCCTAGATGGTTATTGCATTTCTTGCATTGACCGTGAATATTCAATGTGTAAAACCGTAAGTGTGGCGAGCTACCTCGACTGCGATAATGCCCAGCATCAAACCCGCCGCCTAATTGCTCTGCCACAAGCGGTTTCCCGCACGAAATACAACATTTATTCATATCTCTTAGTCGGATGTACTTATTAACTGCACTTTGTGTTTCAGAGAGTAATGTTGTTGTAGTTTTCATTCTCTCTTTAGTTGCTTTAATTCGTTTTTTCTCTTCCTTTTCACGTTTTTTGGCTGCTTTTTCTTTCTCTTTTTCTAATCGCTGTCTTGCTAACTTAACGCCACATTCTGGACTGCACCATTGCACATTAAAGAAGTTGGTTTGGAATTTTTCGCCACAGATTTTACATTTGCGATTTAATGGTTTTGTTTTTTTAGTCATAGAAAATCACCCATCAACATGCAACCAAAAAACAACATTCCCAGTGACGCTATTACAATCAAAAAATCTTCCATTATTTCCCCCAAAATCCGTATCTGTCGTTAAATCTAACGCCATGACTAATGCCATAAGCTGTTACATACTCAATTAAGCTTGCCATGCGTTTAACACTCATTCTTGCTGAGCTTTCACGAATGTTTACGAACTCACCCTCAAGACCTGGTACCATTTCTACTTGTTCATTTGTTGCCATCGCATGACCTGAAATAAACAGCACTTTCCATTGCTCCATCGTGAGCTTTCTACCCATGAATTCAAGCTGATTAGCCACATCTTGGCACATGGCATGGAATTTAGCGTTTTGCTCGAGGTTGCGTGTTCTTGGCTTAATATCGACAACTAGCGGTTTTTCATCGTCGATAGGGAGTTGTGCGATAAAATTCTGGCAATTTAACCGCACTTGTTCTGAGCGTAAGAAGAACTGGTTTTTAATTTCCATATCTTAAAAATCCCCTTTCTTAACTTTCTTTGGCTCTGGTTTGCATTGTTCTGCTCTTAATTTTGCTTCGTCTTGGTCACAATTGAACATTGAACCAAAACGCTGATCGGCATAGACTGTGCCACTCCCACCACCGTGACGATTTAGTCTTAAAATCACTTCAGTGAGCGATTTGTCTGCTGATTCGCTATAAGCACTTTCTTTGTACAAGCCAATCCAGTAATCACATTCTTGTTCTATTTGACCTGTATCACGACTATCACTTGGTAGCGGACGCTTATCTCCACGATCTTCAAGTTTTCGGTTTAGCTGCGTAAGAACTAAAACCACACAATTCATTTCACGAGCGAGGTTTTTTAGTTCTTTCGTGATTTTTCCGTATGCTAAATCGTTACGTTCTGCATCTTCGGCTTTCATCAATGTGAGATAATCAACTGCAATTAAACCAATGTCACCACGCTCACGCTTGATACGTCGGCATTCATTTCTGATATGAGCCATTGAAACACCCGGTGTGTCGTCGATATACAAGAGATCGTCTTTGATTAATTCCCCTACTGCATTACTTGCTCGATTAATAAGTGATTCTTGCGTAGTGTGATATTTGTGAAAGATGACATCTGGATCGTGTTCATAAAATGCGGTGGTATTGAGACTTCCATTCTGTCCGATCAATCTTTCAAAGATTAATTGCCCTGACATCTCCAAACTAAATAAAAGTGCTGGCTTTTTCTCATTGATAATGCAGTTTTCTGCAACCATGCCGTAAAAGGCTGTTTTACCGCATTTTGGTCTTGCACCCACAACAACGAGTGATTGTTTAACTAAGCCTTTTGCGCCAAGTAGTTCGTCAAGTGCTTTTAATCCTGTTGTAAGTCCTCTTGTAGCACTTGGATTTTCTAGTCGCTCTTGGTAGCTATCTAACCATTCATTTCCAACTTCTCTTGCAGCACGCAAGCCTTTTGTTGCTCCTATACGTCCATAATCCGCAATCTCAGACATTAAGCGACTAACTGCATCAAGTCTTTCTTGTGCGTTCAAACCATTACTAGAAAGCACCATTTCTTGGCAGTCTTGTAACTTGGCAAAGGTAAAACGTTTAATTGCTTCATCTCACACAATCTGCGCATACGTTGAAATATTAGCGATACTGACAGTGTTTTTTGACATTTCTGCGAGGTACGCCATACCGCCAATTTGCTCGATAACGCCAATAGCTCTTAAACGTGAATCAATGGTCATCAAATCTATTAGTTGATTATTTCTCGCCAAGAAAAGCATTTCTTCATAGATTTTTTTGTGTGCTGGCACATGGAAACTTTCAGGTTTTAACATCGCAAAAACTGTCGCACTTCTCTCACCGTTAGCATCCATCATGATTGCACCAAGTACAGATTGTTCTGCCTGCAAGTTGTAAGGGACTGTTTGAATTTGTGTACTCATTACAGGTTCTCCTCACGCACTTTAATCACTGTTTCAGCACGAATTGCCCAATCAAAATTTGCTTTCCAAGTTGAATTTTTTTCTTCACCGAAGTGGAAAGGCCTTAACATGGAGAATAAGGCGTTAAAATAATTACATGCACATTCCGCAGTAGGCTCTTTCAGTGACAAGAGGAATTTTTTAATGCTTGTTTTTCGTTTATCGGATAATTCTCTAACAAACGGCAATCTAGAACCGTTTTCGGTGTTAGCTTCATTGAACGCATCAATAACGCCTTGATAATCGATTTTTTCAGCAGAACGATTTTTTTTATTTTTAGCAGATAAATCTTCTTTGGCATTTCTTTCGCCGTCAGCGTTAGCTGACAAAGTATTTTTGTTTTTCTCTGCAAGATTTACGTTTTCGTCTGCAAGGGATAAAGGGTTATTATTTGTATGTAATCTAGTGTTGTAATCTAGTGTATTAACGAATGTACCTTTCGGGCTGTCCCCAATGTCACTTTCGGGCATTCGGGAATGTTCACTTTGTACATCAGCCAATGTTGATAAAACTTCATCAAGTTTTTCCATGTCAATCTTGAAATAAATGCGGTGTTCAAGACGTTTATGCGTTTCGATCAACACCCCAATTTCACGTAGTTTTTTACGTGCTGTTTCTTGCTCTTTACGGCTTAATCCTGTTTCCTCTTCAAGCTCAGCTTGCGTTTTATAAACGCCCAATTCTTGATTTTCGGCTTTGTCTTGCCAATAAAAAATTTGTTCAAAGAAAATCTCTGCTGTTACACCACCAAATAGCTTGGCCAACGCTGGTCGATAGGCGATAGAACGACCAGTTTGTTTTAAAATGTCACTCGCTCTCATCGAAAATCACCTCGTCTAACTCTGCTAACAATTGAAATAGGTAACACTGAATTAATTCATCTACTCGAACAGGTCTGTTAAAGCGTTCCATATCACACCACCATAGAATACTGAGCCACTCGTTTACCGCTTGGCACGGTAATCATTTGAGATTTGATTTCATAACCACGCTTTTTAAGTTCATGAATACGTGCGCCAAGACGTAGGCAGTTAAAGCGTCTTTCAGCATCTAAGTGCGTTAATTTCTCGCCATTTTTTAATGCTTTTAAAATCTGTGCACTTTGTGCTTTACTTTTGTTTTCGTTTAAATTAATATTTTCCATGTTATTAATTCCTATAAATTAATTAGCCGCCGCTGCAACGGTGGTTTTTTATTGCCCTTGAGTTTTAGATTGCTTACAATTCGAGTGACTGCTAAAACTTTGAGGATTGGTATGGATATTTCTGCTATTTTCACTTCTGCTAAAACAACCCTTGACTTGCTTTCTGGAATTGAAACAAACAGTATCTTGAGTGAGAGAATTTCCCTCCTCAAAGATCAGATTGAAATACTCAGAAATACTTGCGAAACGACCCAAAAAGAACTGACCGAGACTAAAGCAAAGTGCGCCGAATTGGAGAAGGAAATATCTCGTTATCGTGCAGCGGAAGATTTTGTCTTTGCACACGGAGCGGCTTTTAAAAAGACCGCGACTGGATATACTGAAAGTGTGTTCTGTCCTCAATGTTTTCATATTGCCTCACCTAGCTTTGAACGTTTCCCATTTGAGTGTAAAAATTGTGGTTGGCGTAGTTCATTTAAAAAAATGGAATTCAAACGCATTCTTGCTTCTTTACCTTAAAATTATTGCCCTAATTCCATCTTCAAACAGATAGCTTGCTCAATTAACTGCTCCACTTCTGCTAAGATTTTTTGTTTCTCACGTTGAGATAAATTACGTCCAAGCTCTGAATCAGAACTCACCGCACTTTTAATCTCCTTGCCAATTCGTCCGCTTGATTCCGCAATATCTAGAAATCTTGCTAGAACGTCTTGACCGCAATCAGCACATCTAGGCATAGGCACAACGATGTGATCGATTTGTACTGCGATCGCTGAGAGTGTTTTCTTGCTTTGAACGGTGGCGATTAATTCAATTGCTTCGATAAAACTCAATTGGTTCTGCTCGCAGTCCACGTTGAGCTTATTACTGAGAATGTTTGGCGACTTCTCTAACGTATAAGCAAGAGAAGTAATACCGCCTGAACTATTCTTACAATCTCGGTGTAACAATCTCTGTATTTCTTTGCTGTTCATGAAAAATAATTCCTTTTCTTGAAGATTGTTTTTTAGTTAGTTGGTAAGTTAGTTTTGAACAGAAGGGAAAATGTCATCCAATGAGCAATTAACGCCTAGCTCGTTTAGTTTTCTAACAATCGCTTTCGCATTAAACAGGGTTGGTGTTCTCACGCGAGCTTCATAATTGCCAATTCTTGACTGTTTCCAGCCCATCTCTTTCGCGAATTTAGCTTGAGATAAGCCTGTCTCCTTTCTGTATTTTTGTAAGTTATTCATACGATATCCTTAACACATTAAACACAAATTTTGTGTTTATTATAAACACAGACAAACACAATTAGCAACTTGTTTTAACACTTATATAAACACGCCATGTGTTATATAATTCAAAAGAGGTGTTTTTATGAGCAAAATTATCGACAGAATTAAGTCAAAGAGACTCGAATTAAGACTTAGCCAAGCAAAACTAGGCGAACGTATAGGGTGGAACCAATCCAGAATTGGTAATTACGAGGCAGGCACTCGTGAGATGGATGATTACATTCTAGGAAAAATAGCTGAGGGACTTGGTGTGACTCTTGATTGGCTGAAATATGGTGATCAAGGAAAAGTAGAATCTAATGTAAAAGATATTGGCTCATTTGATTTGTGGGATCGCAATACCCCACTTCATGACGAAGATATCGAAGTACCATTTTTACAAGATATTAGGCTTGCTGCTGGTAATGGGTTTGCAGATGACATCATGGACTATAACAATTTTAAATTGCGCTTTTCTAAAGCAACATTACGTAGACAAGGTGTGCAATATGAAAATGCAGTCTGTGTTGTGGCGGAAGGTGACTCAATGGAACCTGCAATGCCAGATGGAGCAACTGTTGGTGTAGATATGGGGAATAAAGTTATTCGTGATAACAATATCTACGCAATCAATCACGGCGGATTATTGCGCATTAAAATTTTAAACAAAATGCCAAATGAGCAAGTATTGATCAGAAGTTTTAACTCAACATCATACCCAGATGAAATAGTAAACCTAGATGAAATTGTAGTGATCGGGAAAGTATTTTGGTATTCGGTTTTGTTGTAAGTCTTCTGGTGGTCTGTGCTTTGTGATTAGTTGAGGTGATGAATTTTATTGGTTGAGTTTGTCATTCATGATAGAATAATAAGGATTATTTATGAAACCCAAATTTGATAAAAGTATGACGCAACTAGCTTTAGTTTTTGAAGAAGGAAATGAACTAACATTTGATGACTTTGCTAATCAAAATGGCATTGTATATTGGTATGCGTCTGATTTGGCAATGATGCTAGGTTATAATGATATGCAAGCTATAAGCAAAGCTATAAATAAAGCGTATGCTGTATGTAATAATCTAAATATTCCTATTGTTGATAATTTTATTCAAACATCATCGCCAAATACTCAAAATGATCTAAAAATGACTCGCTTTGCTTGTTACCTAACTGTGATGAATGGCAATATAAGTAATCCTAAAGTCGCAGCTGCACAAGCTTATTTTGCAGGGCTTGCAGCAGAAATCCATGCTGTTTGTCAAAGCGCAGAAGAGGTTGATCGCGTCTATTTGCGAGGCGATATTTCAGATAGAGAAAAAAGTTTGAGCCATATTGCATATAGGCACGGTGTTGATAATTATGCTTTTTTCCAAAATGCTGGCTATCGTGGTATGTACAATATGAATATAAAAGCATTAAAAAACAAAAAAGGGTTATTTGATGATAAGGCATCTTTGCTTGATTACATGAATAATGAAGAGCTTGCTGCTAATATATTCCGAGTTACGCAAACAGAAGCTAAAATTCGAAATCAAAATATACGAGGTCAAGCCGCTTTAGAGAATGCAGCTGAGACTGTCGGGCGAGCTGTTAGAAATGTAATGATACAAAACACAGGTACTGCACCTGAGGATTTAAAGTTATCCCAAGATAAGATCAATAAGATACAAAGTAACATTAAGAAAACACATAAAGCGCTAACAAAACACGATAAAAAATAATTCAAACCGCCACACTGGCGGTTTTTTAGATATGCGTTGGGACAAGTTTAATACCTAGTGCTTGCGTAATTTTCATTATAGTATCAAAACGTGGCTTACTTCCGTGTGATAATGTTTTATAGAGGCTTTCTCTTCCCAACCCCGTTTTTTCTGCTAATTCCGTCATTCCTCTCGCTCTTGCAACATCACCTAGCGCAGAAATAAATTCATTAGTGTCACCTGTTTCTAAAACTTCACTTAAATATGCTGCAATCATTTCTTCACTATCTAGGTATTCAGCAATATCAAATGGTTTTAATTCTACTTTTTTACTCATACATTTACCCCCTCTTTCTGCTTAATTTCTTCCCATAACGCTTTTGCTTTAGCAATATTTGCTTTCTGAGTAGATTTATCACCGCCACAAATTAGCAAATAGGTTATATCTTTGTATTGTGCATAATAAACCCTATAACCAGCCCCTTTCATTATTCGCATTTCATACAAACCATCACCAACTGATTTATGATCGCCAAAATTACCACTTTTAGCGCGACTAATACGAGCAAGAATAGCCGCCTTAGCCGACAAATCCTTTAGCTCTTTAAGCCATTTATTAAATACTGTTGTTTCAATTATATCGAGCATAGCAACCCCTTTTTATTTAAATAAATTGTATCCTATTGGATACAAAAGAACAATAATTTTTCATATTGTTAATTATTTATGTGACACAGCTCACAAATTCAGCAATTAATCAAAAAATTTCAAAAATATTTTTCTTTGGAAATCACACATTTAACACGCACAAACACAATTTATAAAAAATTAATGTGTTTAACGTGTTTACAATTAAACACGAATAGTGTTTAATAAACACAACAAAACGAGATACTCATCTCGCTGCTCTTTAAAAATCTAGATGAAAAAAGCCCCTTTCGGAGCTTTTGGATAAGTTATTCAACTGGTGTTGATTTACTTGTGGATTTTACGAGTTCAATACCGTGCAAACAATCACTGTAGTTTTTATAGCCTTCCCCGCTATCTGCAATGATTTTACCGTTACTCGCTCTTAAACGCCACCGCCATTCGCTGCGAGCATCTAAGTAAGTTTCAAATTTCATAAGGAACTCCCAATGAAAAAATATTTATTCCACTATTACTACCAAGGCATTCAATGGGCATGCGATGTTTACGCAAACAGTCCAGAAGAAGCCAAGGAAAAAGTAAAAGCAATGTCCCAAGCTGTTTATGATGGTGAGTGTAAGATGGAGATTTACATCCCTGAAAACCCGCTATCAAAAATCGCAAAGTTAATTAAAAGTTTACTCCGAAAATTTAGCTAATTCCATTATTTCATCTAGATATTAAAAAGCATCTAATGTTCTTTAAAAATCTACACATCACAAGTGAATCAAATATAGCCTTATTGATTAAGTAGTCTGTGATTGCGACACAATTTGGTTAAGTGGATTAAGGTTACTTGATTAAGACCTCCACGTGCTAGCGACATAAATCAAGACTTATTTAAAAGCGCATTCAAACAAGTAAGTGTGCTTTCAAATGAGAGAGAAAGGAGCAAACGATATGAAAGTATCAAAAATGCTAAAACAAGCAAAACGTCTTAGAGAAAGACAAAAGCAGTTATGCAGTAAAAAGCAGTCTAATCGCGTTAATGTAGCTTTAATAGATGTTCCAGTTAAAGCTAAAAAAATGACTAATATTGCGAATTATAACTGCAATAGAGGGCAATCAGGCGTTAATACAGTAAGAGCTGTGCAGAAACGTAGATTGACTTTCAGAGAACCAGTTTAACTATGCGAGTGACACATCGGAGAGACGATGATTATTCAAAGCTACACTCCACTGCGGAATTTTAACGTCCCTATTTATTGCGTAACGTAGTGTGTTGGAGTAATTAACCACGAGCAAGCGTAATTAACTTGTTGAGTGTAGCTTTGAATAATAACGACTGGGTAAGCAAGAGGATACGCTAAGGAATTTTAAATTCCCGAGTATGTGGGTTCGAGTCCCACCCTAGTCGCCATTAACAAAGCATATTTAACCATTCTATTAAGAATGTGAAATTGATTTCTTAAGTACAAAGTACTAATTGAATGACAAATTAACTGAATTAATGAATCGAGTGAGTGTGCTTTATTAATGGATTTATGACCTCATTTTGAAGAATTATCTATGTATTTTTTGGGGTTCTAGCATCATAATATAAAATCTCTTTATTTGATGATAATACTGAGCTTTATTTAAGCCAATTAGATACATTTAATAAGGATTCTTGAATCCTATATCCCTTATATAATTTCACTGACAGTGAAAAACACTTGACCTTAATAAAAATATTGCTATAATTTCGCTCGTTGTGAAATTATAGCAATAAACCTCGTATAAGTTTGAGTTAGCAATAACTCGGAGGAAACTCCAACCTGCTTATAGGTACTGCTGCTAAGCTAACAAGTTATCTTAGCAGTGGTCGCCAAAGGCGTTCCGCAATGCGTTGAGGACACGCATTGCGGTTAGAATAGGGTCAAGTGGTGCGTGTGCTATTTTGATACTCCACGAGGAGTTACAGCAATCCCGCTGTAACGAGTATTCAAATAAGGAACAAGTATGTCCAATAAAATAAATCACAATACACACCAGACCCCGCATAAACCAAATGAAAAAAGAAGAAAACAACTTAAAGCTATCCTTAAATGGGCTTTTAGAATTTTCAAATTTATTCTTAATTGGTTTCTTTTTGATAGCCCATTTAATGAGTAATCAAAATGATTTTCGGGGTCACCCTACTTTCTAAAAGGAAAAATTATGTTAAATAATGCTCTAAAAACACTCAGAAAATTTGAAGGTATTACTCAAACTGAGTTAGCTCAACAACTTAACGTTTCAGTCTCTCATATCTCAGAAATCGAAACTGGTAAAAATACAGTCACACTAGAAATGTTAAATAAATATGCCAACTATTTTGATGTACCGATTTCACATTTAATGCTTTTTGCAGAGCAAATTGAGAATGAAAGTTTACGGTCTGAAAAGGTCAGAAAATTCATTGCTAAAAATCTATTAAAAGTAATGGATTGGGTAATAAAAAAAGATGAAGAAAAAACTCATCACACATGATAAATCATATCAACTAGAAAATAGCCCTCTATTTAAAATTCAGTACACCAAAAGGCTTTCTCAAGTTATTTTACAGTCTGAAGAAACTATTTCATCTGTATTTGAAAGTAAAGCTCAGCATTATAATATTTTTCAGCAAGGTAACAGGCTAATTGAGGTGCCACTTCGTACACTCTACGCTATACATAATCGTATAGCTTCTTTATTAGCTAGAATAACGCCACCTGATTATCTCTATTCTGGCATTAAAAATAAATCGTATATTAAAAATGCTCAACAGCATTTAGATAGCGATGTTATTCTAACCACAGACATTACTGCATTTTTCCCTTCAACTACAAAAGAAAAAATCTTTTGGTTTTTCAAAGATAAAATGCAATGCTCAACTAAAATAGCAAATCATCTAGCTGAACTCTGCACTATTGATGGGCACCTACCTACAGGTAGTCAAATCAGTATGCCACTAGCCTATTGGGTAAATGCGAATATGTTTGACGAGTTAAATAGACTAGCTAAAGAAAATGAATTAAAAATGACAGTATATGTTGATGATGTAACATTTTCTGGTGCAAGAATATCAAAGGAGTTTAAATTTCTAGTTGAAAGGACGATTAAAAAATATCGACATAGTATTAAACTAGAGAAAACAAAATTATATAAATCTCAATCAGCGAAACAGGTGACGGGGTTAATTCTAAAAGATGGCAAATTATTACCTCCCAATCGCCAAATTAAGAAGCTGCATCAATATCTTAATCTTTGGGGGGAGTTACTTTCGCAACCAAGACAGGGAAGAAAAATTGAATGGCTATACCCTAAATTAGTTGGAGTCGCCAATAATATAGCTTATTTTAAACCAGAATATCGCAATGTGGTATTTGCTATACATCGAGAGTATAACCAATATAAAAATACGCCTTCTAATTATAAAAAAGAGGTTTGACAACCACCGCTCTTTCGGATTAAGATAACCGCACTACAAGCCGTTCAATAACGGCTTTTTTTGCGTCTAAATTAAGGAATTTCTATGTGGAAAATTGAAAACGAACAAGAATTAACTAATTTTATTCAACAATTAAAAAACAGTTCCTCTGTTGAATTTGATAAAATTGATTTTTCTTTCCTTAATCAACTAAAAATCAAAATACAGGGTGATCCTAATCGTTATAATGGCTCATTGAATTTTGCAATTTGTAAAGGAATATGTGAATATCAAAACGAAATTTGGAAAGCCTATGCTGAAATTAAAGCAGGCGTACCAGATTTAAGAAAACTCACTCAGAAAGAAAAAGAAGCTTTAGAAATCCAATTTGAAATTAATGATGGATGCACTCAGATTATAGCTAACCTTACTGAATTTTGTAATTCTGCTAAAGACCTTGTAAAAGAAGTGACTAATGGTATGACTGGAAATCAAAAAGTACTTACAATCATTGCACTAACAATCTGTGCTGGACTTTATTTTGGAGCAGAAAAATATATAGAAAATCAATCAGAGATTGAACTAGTAAAGATTCAAGCGGAAAAAGACAAAGTAGTTTCTGAAAACGAAACTCAAAAATTGGATAAAATCTTATCCACAATTCAAGAAATTGCAACAGAGAGTCGAAATCCACGATTTAAACACTCTATTGAAGCAATAGAATCTCATACTCAGAAAGGATTTGCAGAAATAGCACGATCAGTAAGTGACGCAGATGAAGTCACTTTTACTCAAATTGACAATTCAACTATCCAACTAAAAAAACCACAATTAGAAAAAATTGTTGAGGATTTAGATAAACAAGAAAAAGCACAGACTCTTCCTGAAGCATTAGACCTATACATTGATGGAGTAAAACGCCAAGAAGGAAAAATATCCATTTTTGCTCGCACGATTTCAGGTGAAACCTTCACTGCAAACATAGATCCTGATATGTTAGGCGATGAAGGTGTAAATACCATTATCGACCGCATAAAAGACATTAATACCATTAAGCTAAGTGGAATGATAAAACGCAGAGCAGGAAAAATTGAACAAGCTACATTCTCTGCGATTGTAACGGAAGAATAAAACAAAATCTAAATTGACAACCCCACCCTTTTATTTTACTATCTGCCTCAAGCCGTTTAATAACGGCTTTTTTTATAGGGGTAAACAATGGCAGAACAATTTGATCTAGAACTCTTTGAAAATGACGCTCACCAAAATGGCATTAGATACTGGTACGCCCACGATTTTATGCTACATCTTGGTTATGAATCTTGGAACTCATTCAAAAGCGTTATCAATAAAGCAATGTCATCTTGTGCCAACCTTGAAATTGACATAATGGATAACTTTTCACAGATTGATATTATCTTTCAAGGTAAAGAAGTAAAAACCTATAAACTCTCTCGTTTTGCCTGCTTTCTTATCACAATGCACGCAGATTCTAAAAAAGAACAAGTTGCTCAAGCAAAAACAATCTTGGCTGCTGTTGCAGATAAATTAGTCCAAAATGCGATTGATGATAACGCTATTCAGCGTTTAGAAATCCGTAAAAAATTAGCTGATGGAGAACAAATTATGTCAGCCTCTGCGAAAGGTGCAGGGCTTTTACCAGAACACTTTGGACTATTTAAAGATGCGGGATTCCGTGGTATGTATAATATGAGCTTAGCTGAACTTAAACGCCATAAACAGATGCCTGATGCAAAAGGGACTTTATATGACTTTATGGGAAATACTGAGCTTGCAGGTAACTGGTTTAGAGTAACTCAAACAGCAGAACGAATTAAAAGTAAGAATGTACGTGGTTTAAATGCATTACAAAATACCGCTTCTCAAGTTGGTAAAGAAGTTCGGGATATGATGATAAAAAATAGTGGGATTGCGCCTGAACATCTTGAGCTTGAACAGAATATTAAAGAAGTGAAGAAAACACTAAAAGGTGCAAATCGTGAAATGATTAAATACGATAAACCTAGAAAACAAAAAAGAAAATAGCCTGTTTACAACACAGGCTTTTTTATTGACACCCACCACCCTTTTATTTTACTATCTGCCTCAAGGTGTCAGAACCTTTTTCCAATAGGCGGTAGTAAGCAGATCGCCAAAAGCGATCTTTTTTTATGCCGATATCTCGCAACGTCGAGAGGGCGACTAATACAATACCTTCGGGGAATACGTCCACCCTAACCTATTGGAGGGTTCTGAACCTCTCGGCACCAGTGTCAGAACTGGTCAATTTCAGAAAACCAATAGGAGCAGTCAAAATGACTAATTTAGCAATTCTTAATAACTCAATTCGTACTTTAAATAATCTTTATTCATTAGCAGATCTTCATAGGGCAAGTGGAAACGATCCAAAACATCGTCCTACTTATTTTTTGCGAAATGATCAAACAAAAGCTCTAATTGCAGAGATTGAAAGCGAAAATCCAACCTGTGAGAAATCTCACAGCTCAGTTTTAATTGTCAAAAATGGTGTTGGTACTTACGCTTGCAAAGAACTTGTTATCGCCTACGCAGCTTGGATAAGCCCTGCTTTTCATCTAACCGTGTTGCGAGCATTTTTAAATCAAGTTGAGCAACCACAACAACTTGCTTTGCCTGAACCTGATTTAAACCTCACAGCCATTCAAAACAGCGAAGAAACTCTCGCTTTAATTATCCAGTTGTATAGCTACTGTTTCCAAGCACACGAAATGCAAGAGAAGTTACAGAATACAAGCATTGCCAAGTTAATGGAAAACCAAATTGGCGGACAGTATCTCTATAATTTCAAACATCCTTTAGAACAGGTTATGGCGAAAGCGAAGAAATACGTTCACTCTAACACGGAACGCCTAGCACTCGTTAAAGCCGTAAACAACCTACTCAATTAAAACTCACTGAAAACCGACCGCACTTTATCGTGTGGCGGTTTTCTGCACCCAAAATTCAGCAAATTGAACAAAAAGGAAACGATTATGAAACACATCAATCTATGGAACATGACTGCTGCAATTATATTCGCATTTATTCTTGGTGTGAGTTGTCATCCAGCCTACGCATCAGAAATCGATTGGGAAGCACAAGCAAAAGCAGAATGGATTATTGAACATGCTGACAATCAAGTCGTGTTAACAGAAGAAGCAGAAATTTATTTAAGAAAACAAACACTAATCATTCAGGAGTTTTATGATGCTAGAAAAAAAGATTCCATGAATTAAGGTGTAATTATGAAAAACAGACGATTTTTGCCCGCTTGGCAGTGCGATAGTGCTGATGATTACTACGCACAGTTTAAGCAGAAAAAAGAACCAGAAGTCGATCCTGATGATGATATGAGCGTCGATTTTATGGTTCAAAATATTAAATATCACAACGGTGATAGGGGTTAATTATGACCGAGAAAGTTAATAGAAAGAAAATAGATCGCGTCTATACAATGAAGAGAAAGAAAAAATTGAGACAGCTTAAAAAGTGGATCTTTAACGGTGAAATTGACACTAACTCAATTTATCGAATCTTACAAAAATACAACACAACATTTCCATTCTAAGAGGTTGAATCATGAAAGTTTATATTGATATTGAAACTATCCCGACACAAAACCATGATTTCCAAGCCTATGTGTGCGAAACCTTGAAAGCCCCTGCCAATTATAAAGACCCTGAAAAAATTAGTGCTTGGTTGGAAGAAGGCAGAATGGAAGCCGTAAATAAAACCTCACTTGATGGAACGTTTGGAGAAATTGTGGCAATTAGTGTTGCCATTAATGATGAGCCTATCCAAACCTTTTATCGCGAAGATTGGCAATCGCCCGATCGAGAATGGGATATTTTAACCCGCTTTAACTGCTACCTGATAGAGAAAGCCAACAAATGCAAAACAGCACCGATATTCATCGGGCATAACCTTACCAAATTTGACGGCTTGTTTATATGGCATCGTCATATCATTAATGGCGTTAAGCCTTATTACAAAATAGATAACCGTAACACTTACGACACGATGTTGGAATGGTGCGGTTATAACAGAGAAAAATCCCCATCGTTAGATAAGCTATGCAAAGTGCTTGGTATTGAACAAAAAGGCGATATTGACGGCTCAAAAGTTTGGGATTTTGTGCAAGCAGGCAAGATTAATGAAGTCGCAGAATATTGTGCAAAAGATGTTGAGCGCGTGCGAAAAATATATAAACGAATGACATTTCAAGATTAAACCATAAGCTGCTTGATTAGCAGCTTATTATTGGAGAATAAAATGAGCATTTATCACAAGTTAGCACAAGCTAGAGTTAAATTACAAGATAAAGGTTTGGAAAAAACAGGTAAGAACAGTTTTATAAAAGTAAAAGTTTATAAAACAGGAAAAGATGGCAAAACATTCACTTCTGATGAACCAATGCCCTATTTTGAATTAGGCGATTTTTTGCCAGAAGTTAACAAAATTTTTGAAGAATTAAAAATGTGTAGTGTAGTTAGTTTCACAGAGAAATTGGCAACGCTCACTATTTTTGATTCAGAAAGTGATGGGAGAATTGAATTTACTTCGCCAATGCCGACTGTTCCTACTTTAACAAAAGATGGTTCGCCTATAGCGTCAAACAATCTAATGCAATCAATAGGGGCATTACAAACATATCAAAGACGTTATTTATATATGGCTGCCTTAGAGATTGTGGAATGTGATGCAATAGATTCTCAAGATTTCAAGAAGGCTGAAGATACCCCAAAGCAAAAATCGCAAAGCAACTCAAAGCCACCAACCCAGCAGAATATGAGTTCTGGTCGAACTAAAAAGCCTTTTAATGAAATGGTTAATGAGAGATTAAACCAATGCAAATCAAAAGAAGAATTGACCAGTCTTTATGATCAGTTCATCAAATGGGTTGAAGAGAAACATCCAGATAAAGTGGATGAGTTTAATATTATGTACAACGACAAGGTATTGAGTTTTATGTAAGGGGTAAATAATGGCTGGAGTAAATAAAGTAATTATAGTCGGGAATTTAGGAAACGATCCTGATGTCCGCACAATGCCAAATGGCGAAGCAGTGGCAAAAATCAGCGTCGCAACTAGTGAAAGCTGGATAGACAAAAACACGAACGAGCGCAAAACACAAACTGAATGGCACTCTATCGTGTTCTATCGCAGACAAGCAGAAATTTGCGGCCAGTATCTCAAAAAAGGATCGAAAGTGTATGTGGAAGGGCGTTTAAGAACTCGTAAATGGCAAGACCAAAACGGGCAAGATCGCTACACAACTGAAATCCAAGGTGACGTATTGCAGATGTTAGACAGTCGCCAAGATTCGCAACCGCAAGCACCGGCACCACAAAACAACGCTTATGCAAATGCGAAAGCTGGAAAGCCAGCACAGCAACAAGCAGATAGCTTTGAAGACGACAATATACCGTTCTGAGTTTTTTTATTAATAGTCTTTCTGACAGATTAAAATCAAGATAACATTATTTACTCTAATTTATACTATCTGTGATATCAAAATTTCTTAGGTAATAAAAAATGACTGAACAAACACATAATGATGAGCTAATTAAAAGTATTGAAGAATTTCTAATAAAATTAAATAGTAAAAAGATTAAAGAAGGGCATACAAGATTGTATAGGGGGCATTCTGATGAAAAATTTTTATTAACCCCAAGTATTTATAGGAATGATGGAAAACATATAAAATATGAGCATCAAATGATTTATGATTTGATTGCTAGTAATCCTGAAGAACTGAAAGAACTAGACCCTTTCCATTTACTAGTAAAACTTCAGCATTACGGATGTCCAACGAGATTATTAGATTTAACTTCTAACCCTTTAGTTGCGCTATATTTTAGTGTGTCAGAGTCTAAAAACAATAATGAAATCCCAAACGGAGAGGTAATGTTTTTTGATATTCCAAATGAAAAAATATTATACTGGAATAACCCAGAGGTATTAGTGATATCAAGTCTTAGTCAACTAAAAAAAGATTTATTCAAAGATGGTATAGGAAGTATAATATTGAATCTAGTTAAAGTTTATATGGAACTTCAAGACGGAATTAAGACTATAAAGACAAATCAAAATATAAAATGTAATACTACCTATTTTATGGAAAAAGCTAAGCAAACCTTCATAGACATATTAGGGCAAGAAACATTTAATGAAGCTTTAGCAAAATCAAATATACTTCCACTTATTTCGAAAATCTCTAAATTAAGAGAGATAACTCGACATTATGTTAGTGAAGTTGAGATGAATTATATAGATACTATAGATAAAGTCCTTTGTGTTAAACCTGTGGCAAATAATAATAGATTAATAAACCAAAGTGGCTATTTTTTTCTTTATGGCTCAAAACTCAGTGTCAAAACTGACTGCGAAGAACATTCAGATCTGGAATATACACCACATAAGATAAAAATATCAGGTGATAGCAAAGAAATAATAAAAGAACAATTAGCCGCATTGAATATTTCTGCATTTTCTCTCTTTCCTGAATTGGAGCAACGTGCAATAGCAACTTTTAATAAATATAAATATAAAGAAACATAAAACTGAACAAGAAACCCAACCGCACTTTATCGTGCGGTTTTTTTATTTAAGGAGGATAAATGGAAAGATTAATACCATTAAAAGAGTTTTTAGAAATAACTGGTGTTAAAAAATCAACAGCGTATAATCGTTGGGACCCGAATAGTAAATATTTTGATCCTGAATTCCCCCAGCCCATTCATAGAAAAGGAAAATTACTTTTCTCTTACACTCAGACACAAAATTATGCTGAAAAAGTCGTGTCTAACATTATCTAGTCAAAGTTTTTGGTATTATGTTTGGTATTATTTTTATAAATAATCCAAGCCTAATACCAATAAAATCAAATTACTAAAACAACTTTCCCCTGACAGCTATTAGCACCATCCTCCCCTTTCATACCCCAACATAACTCAACAAAAACACCTCACAAAGCCAATAAAACAAAGCATTCTAAGTCTTTTTAGTATTCTTAACTTAACGTAACTGCTCACCGTTAAACTGATTTTTTTGTAACCATTATAGTAACCACGTGATAATATCTAATTTTCATGGTTACATAAAATGATATGGATGGTTACTAAATATGCCTAAAATCACTAGACCTTTAACAAATACAGAAGTAGAAAAAGCTAAACCACAAGCCAAAGAATACACACTTACAGATGGATATGGATTGTTTTTACTTATTCTACCTAGTGGTATTAAATCATGGCGTTTTAATTATGCTCGCCCTATCACTCAAAAACGCACTAAAATTTCTTTAGGAATTTATCCAGTAGTATCTTTAGCTCAAGCTCGTGCTAAACGTGAGGAATATAGAGCACTACTCGCACAAGGCATTGACCCACAGGTTCACAAGCAAGAACAAGAATTAAAACAACAAGCAGAAAACACCAATACTGTTTTAAACATTGCTCACCGCTGGAAAGAAAAAAGATCCAAAGAAGTCGAACCTTTAACAATGGAGAAAAATTGGAAACGACTAGAAAACCATTTATTCCCAATTCTAGGACATTATCCTATTGATCAAATTACCTCACCTATTTTAATCGATGCAGTAAAACCACTTAATGAACAAGGGTTCAACGATACACTTCATAGAATAATCAACCTTACCAATCAGATTTTAAATTACGCTGTCACTATTGGGATTTTGCCCTTTAATAGCTGTATAAAAGGCTCTGATGCTTATCACAAAGAAGAACAAACAAACCATCCGGCTATCTCATACAAAGAGTTAGCAACGCTACTAAAAGATTTTCAGGAATCAAATAGGGATTACTTAACAAAAGTATTATTCCGCTGGCAATTACTATCTATAGTAAGACCCGCGGAGGCAGTAAGTGTAGAATGGTCTGAAATTGATTTTGATAAAAAGTTATGGGTTATTCCAGCTATAAAAATGAAGAAAACCAGACAAGGACAATTTGATCACACTGTACCACTCTCTAGCCAAATGATAGCTATTCTCCAGGAATTAAAACCAATAACTGGAGAGTGTAAATATGTTTTCCCTCATTATAGCTTGCCTAATCGTTCTATGAGTAAGGAAACTATTACTAAAGCCTTGCGTGATATTGGTTACCAAGGTAAGCAAGATTCGCATGGTTTGCGTTCTATCGGTAGAACCTATTTAGGAGATCAGAACGTGGATTTTAGATTAGCTGAAACTTGTTTAGCACATCGAGTAGGAGATAAAACGAGTCAAGCATATAACAGGGCTAAGTGTATAGAATTAAGACGACCAGTGATGCAACTTTGGGGAGAGTATGTAGAAAAATGTTCTCCTAAATAGAGTATAAAATCTTTTTCATAAAAATAGTGTTCATAGTATTAATTTTTAATTATAAATCAATACGTGATTACCTAAACAAGAACAAGTTTATTGCTTTCGAGAATCAGCCTAGGTCACATTTGATTTTATTACTTTTTAATGAAGACAATCCAACTATTAAAAAATCATAAATTATTGATTTTGCAAGTTTCAATTCATTTCTTATTTGTTTTCTGAAATAATCAACGCTCGGAATACGAATATTAGGCTTACCATTATAAGGCTGCATTGGAATAGGAACGCTGTTATTTCTCAATGTCACAGCGATTTTATTGATAGTGCACTTGTTCACATAGTAAGAAAAAACAATAAACCGTAATATAGGAGCATTATTAGCAAAGAATTGACCGATTGTCTGACTTATCAT